CTGGTCTAGTAAGTACCGCATTGGAAATAACTTATGGTAAATCCCCAAATAATTTCTGGACTGGTCTAGTAAGTACTGCCTTAGCTGATGCCCCCTCAGTGTCTGGCTCTGTTACTCCCCTCTGTTACTGCCTCTGTTTCTTAGGCTCTTGGCTTTAGCCAAGCCCTCTGTTAGGTTCTCTGTTTCTTTGCTCTGTTACTGCTGGCTATGGGTTGATGTTTCTCCTTAGCTTACATACCTGCCCTCAGTAACAGATAGGAGTAAGGTTTAGAGTAAGGTTTAGGATTTGTGTATAATGTAAGGTAATTTGATATCTTAAGGAGAGCTTATGGAAGATAAGGTAAGACCTAGATTGGGAGATTGCTTAAATAAGGTTGGCAATATTGCACACGTAGATGCTGATACTGTTGCTGAGTGGTTTAGGACTAATAGCAAGGGTAAGAGACAGAAGAGAAAATTAACTGTTACTGATGAAGTTGTTAAGCTAGTTAATGAGAGCATAGATGATCCTATCTATGATGGTGCTAAGTTTGTAGATACTGTTATAACGTATAAGAATGTATTAGATGATCTGGATAGTAGCTATAAGGTTACACTAGAGGATTACATTAATGCTATTAGGTTCTGTAGCTACTTAGAGGCTTATAGGGGTAGGATTAAGGATGCTTATCAAGCAGCATTTGCTCATAGGGATTTTGTTAAGAATAATAGGGATTGTCCTGTAGGTAGCAAGGAGTACAAGAATATTGATTATGCTGCTCAGAGGTATAGAAAGACACCTTTAGTTTCTAAGATATTGGCACAGAGTGAGATACCTCTGTATCTGATGTATCAAGGATATAGATATGCTGCTGTAGAAACCTTAGCTGAAGAAATGAGAACAGCTAAGCTAAGCAAGGATAGGATCAGTGCTGCTGATAGGTTATTAGTGCATCTTAAGCCACCTGAAGGGATAGATATTAACGTTAAGGTGGGTAGTGGGACTGATACTAGGGATAGTATCGTTAGCACCTATGAGAGAGCTATGGCACAGTTAGTTGAGCAACAGAGAGCTTTGATTATGAATGGTGGAGATATTAAGCAGATAGCAAATGCTAAGATCGTAGAAGCTGATATAGTTGAAGAGTCTTTATCTGACACTGAGGGAGACCTAGAGCCAGACACTGAAACTAGGGAGTAACGTTAGGAGATACGGTATCCTATAGCTTCCATTAGTTACCATTAGCTTCAGTGAAGTCCATCAGTGTCTGCAAACATATCTCCCTAGTTCAAGTGTCAGACAAACTTATAGGTTAGAAGTCATTTAGAGCCTCTCTGAGAGCAATTAGGAAGAAAAGGTATAATTAGCTTCTGAGAATGAGATCGTTGCTCTATGAGCTTGTATTTGAAGCTATGAGTATATCTGATACTTTCCTGCTTCGATGCGAAGCATCGAATCATATCTCCCATTAGCTTCCAATAGCTTCTCATTAGTTTCTAATCCTTCTCTTATATTACTATATATAGAACATATATTTCAAAAATGCTCTAAATGCTTAGTAGTAGCAGACTTAGAGGTAGTTGTCCATCTTACTGGCAGTAAGATATTTGACAAAATATCTTATTAGTAGTAAGATATTACCAGTAGTAAGATGATATCTTACGAGTAATAAGATGAAGGAGAAAACAATGGCAATGGAACAACACAAGTTAGTATCAAGATTTGATGCTGAGACAAACGAGATGATAGCTCAAGACGAGTTCATAGTAAGGTCTAAGAACCTCAAAGCACCAGGCTATCAATTAGTATATATGCAGGAGTTGAAAGAGACCTTGCTAATGTGTAAGAGTGTTACTCAGGTATATATCATATTAGATATACTTACTGAGAAGATAGATAAGGAGTTTAAGTTAGAACTTACTTATCAGGACTTAGCTAAGGAGTATAACGTTAGCTTATCAACAGCTACGAATATTCTAGCTATTATGAAACAATCTTGTATAATTAAAGGCAGTAATGGTGTATATGATGTCAATCCTTACTTAGTGATACCTAAGAGAGTAAGAGATGACGTAGTTACATTTAAACAAGCTAGATGGGGAGCTAAAGATGGCAAAGTCTATGGATCAGTATCTGAATGAGGTAGATTATAGCTTCAAGGACTATGTACCTAGTAAAGAAGCTTTAACTATCGTGAACTTTATTAAAGAGGTTAATAATGGTATGGAGGAGAATACTACTCCTCTAGTTCATCTTAGGATGCTAGATACCATTCTGAATAAGACACCTAGAGATATACTTGTATGTCATCGTGGTGCTGCTAAGAGTAGCCTTATTGAGTATATTATCCTCTATGCTGCTGCATTCGGTAAGATACCAGGTTTTGGTAAAGTATCGTTTATTATGTATGTATCTGATAGCATAGTTAATGGTGTAAAGACCCTTAGAAAGAATATCCAGTTCAAGTATGACAATAGCCCTTTCTTACAGAAACTGATACCAAATAAGAGCCTTAGATTAGGTGTAGAGAATGGTGGAAGTGTAGGAGAGGAGAACTGGGATGATAATGCTGGTGGTAGGAAGTTTACTGATATAAGGCTAGAGTTTCAGAATGTAGCTGGAGATAGGCTAGTAGTTAGAGGATATGGTGTAGGTACTGGAGTGAGAGGTACTAGGGAACTTGGTCAAAGACCTAATGTAGCCTTCTTAGATGACATTATGAGCGATGAAGATGCTAGGAGTGAGACTACTATTAAGAACATTGAGGACATAGTTTATAAGGCTGTATCTAAAGCTCTACATCCTACTAATCAGAAGATAGTATGGGTAGGAACTCCATTTAACGCTAAAGATCCATTGTATAAGGCTATTGAGAGCGGTAGCTGGAAGGTTACAGCTATACCTGTATGTGAGAAGTTCCCTTGCACTAAAGAGGAGTTCAAAGGTAGCTGGGAAGATAGGTTTCCTTATGAGTATGTATTAAGGGAGTATCAAGAAGCTGAAGCTATGAAGAGACCAGAGAACTTCAATCAAGAGCTTATGCTAAGAGTTACTTCTGACGAGGATAAGTTACTCAATGATGATGATACTAAATGGTTTGACGAGAAAGAGGTATTTAAGAACAAGTTTAGCTACAACTTCTACATAACTACGGACTTAGCTACTACAGTTAAGGATAGCAGCGATTACAGTGTGATCACAGTATGGGCTGTTAATAGTCAGAAGCAGTATATGGCAGTAGATGGCTTCTGTGATAAGGTAGAGGTTAGTAAGTTCATTAAGGAGCTGTTTAGACTATGCCAGAAGTATAGTCCTCTAAGTGTAGGTATAGAAGCTACAGGACAGCAAGCAGGGTTCATTAGCTGGATCAGAGACGAGATGGTTAAGAAGAACATCTACTTCAATTTAGCTAGTTCAAATAATGGTGGTAGAGAAGGTATCAGACCTGTAGGAGATAAGTTCTCTAGGTTCTTGTTATTTGTGCCTAATTTCAAGCAAGGAAACGTTTGGGTAGCTAATAGGATGAAGGATATGGCTTGGGGTAAAGAGTTCATTGACGAGGCTTCTAAGGCTTCTAAAATGGGTTTTAAAAGCAGACACGATGATGTGTTAGATACTATCTCTATGCTACAGATGATGGACATATATGCCCCTAGTGAAGCAGCTAGATCATTAGATGCTGATGAACAGCTTTTCTACGAGGATTATGATACTCTTAGCAAATATGGATCAAATACAATCTTTTGAAAGGATATGAATGCAGATAGACAAAGTTTTGAGTGATATACAAGATCATCTAATGGTTAATATCTCGGCTTACGCAGGTAAGCCTATGAGTAGTGAAGGACTGATACCTGTAGTTAATCAGGCATTGAATGAGATATATGCAGAGTTTAACTTAGGTACAGATCAAGCTATCATAGCAGTACCAAGTGATAGTAGAGTATTTAGCTTAGAGCTGAATATGGATGATAACTTTACTTACAATGTAGGTGGTGTAGCTACTAAGAGACTAGCTAAGGATAGCAATGTAATACTAGCTACTACAAAGAGTATCAGAGAAGCTGAGAAGGCTAAGGATAAGCCTAACGAAGTTTTAGATACAATAGTTGCTGATTATGGTTTAAGGAGATAGTATGATAAGATCAGTCCAAAGCGAAGAAGTCTTAGAGATACTAGATGTTACAGATAGTAAACAGAGAGAGTATGTCTTAAACGCTAAGAATGCTTTTCTAATCGATCCTAAGACCATATACTTACCAAACAATAAAGAGGGAGATATTCTATATGTTAAGTATAGGAAAATAGCTCCTGAATTAGTCTCCACAACAGATAATGTAGGATCTACAGAGTTTCCTTTACCAAACCAACTGCTTAGATTACTATATGCTTTAGTTGCTTTAAAGGTTGTCAGAAGCATAGATGGGTTCAAGCAACTAGAAGGACCTATAGTTAATAACTATGTTAGAGAACTAGAAGAAGCCAAACAGCATTCTTGGGCATTAGATCAAGATATGCTATCTACACTAGAAACTAAGAAAGGATTTTACTAATAATGCCAGCTATAGGTTTACCAGGTACTCCTGGTGGTTCAGTATTAGCCCCTATTGGGACAGGATCAGGTTCAAATACACCTGAGATCAAAGTTGTGAAATATGAAATACCTACAGAACTCACTAATTTCACTAATCATCTAAATGAGATACTAAGAGTTAATAATAGTATCAATAGTATAGATACAGTAGCAGGAGCTATGACTAGCATAGATAATGTCCTAGCTAAAGTAAATGTTATTGAGAAAGTATCTAACTCAGTTGATAACATAGATACCCTAGCTACTATGAAAGATACTATGGTAACTCTTAAGGATAATCTACAGGTATTAAAAGATACCTTAGATCAAATACCGCTACTAACTGAGATCAAGAACAAGAAAGAGGTACTAGATGTTATCTATGCCTTTAGAGAGTCTTTTGTGAATTGTAGTGAAGATGAAGAGATATTTAGGACACTCTATAACAACCTAGATCAGGTTAAAGGTGTATATGCAGACATATCTAACATAGATATTGTGTATAAGCATCTATTAGCTATTGAGATAGTTGCTAGAGGTATCAAGATACTAGAAGTCTTTACAGCTAACCTAGAGACTTATAAATCATTACTAGAGATGAAAGATGACCTAAAGGTTATCGTAGCCAATATGGCAGATGTTACTAAGGCTATCGAGGTTTATAAAGATCTACCTAATAAGATAGCTGAGTTCAAGAGTGATTTAGAGAATACCATAGCTCAAGCTAATAAAGCTATTGAAGACAAAGCTAACGATATGCTAGGACAGATAGCTCACGCTCTGTTACCACTAGAGAATGCTCTAATGAAGATGCAGGTGGATATGTCTAACTTTAAGCTAGATGTGAATACTAAGCTTACTGAAATGGCAAATAGCTTTAGTGAGAAGTTACTAGCTCTTAAGACAGAGAAAGATAAAGAGCTAGAAGCTATCAAAGCTGAGATGCTTCATATCAAAGAGACTTACATAGGTCATCAGATAGTTAATACTATAACTACAACTAATACTGAGACTACAAACGTTACTAAGGATGTGAAAGCTACAGCAACTAATACTATCACTGAAACTAAGAACACTACAGCTACAATCAATGGAGATATCAAAGCTGATATAGTAGCCAATGTTACAGGTAAAGGTGGTACTACACCAGCACCAACTCCTACACCAGGAGAAGATGAAGGCAATGGAGCAGAGATATGATCAAATATCAAGTATATACAGCTAAAGATAAGCAAGTAATTCTCCCTGAAGGGGAGATTACTAAGGCTATATGGGATAGTAAGAAGATTGAGTTAGATACTTATAGGACTACACAGACTAATAAGATACTAACTGATCTAAGAGCTAGGACTAAGAAGGATAGCAAGAATGATCATAGAGCTATCTTTATGGACTTAGCTAATGGTGTGATCATCTGGGCTAGATTATTAGCAGGAGATACTCTAACTAATCCTAAAGTAGCTACAGAGTATTTCTACCTTAGAACACCTACTGGTAATACAGAGATTAACTTTACAGAGCTATTTTCTAAGTGGGAGATACCTAATGGTAATGAAGAGGTAGATAAGGTAATCAAAGCCTTATTTGAGAAGTATAAAGAGCTTCAGAAGGCTGAATTAGCTGGTAAGACCATAGATCAAGTAGCACTCAAAGATGAGCTTGTAAAGCTTATTAAGAAGTATGTGGATGCTAAGATAGCTGAAATACCTACTACAGGTGGTACACCAGCTCCTGTTAGTAAAGAGACTATTATCAATATCCTAAAAGATGTAGCTGATCCAGATCATCCAGATGCTGGTAGTGTACTCGTACAACTATTAGTAGAACATTTAGCAGAATCTGATCCTCATATTGGAAATTTACTGACAGAAAATGATGGCTCTAAACCATTCCAGTATTTTCTAAAACTCTACAATCTATATGGAGCAGAAGCTACTGGAGATATGTTCAAGAACGCTATTAATGGTGGTTCTTATGAGGTTGTATGTGGTGTTAATAGGCACGGAGATGCTATGATACAGAACCTTGATATCCTAGATCTTAATGCTGAGGGTAAAGACTCTGATACTCCATTGACACCTACAGAGATATTTGTAGATAAAGAGAATACAGTTACTAAGAACTTACCTCCAGAATACTCTCTAATGCTTTATAGAAGTGTAAAGTATGCTAAAGAAGTTAGATCAAGGGGCATCGAAACTGAAGAGCATTACATAGATGGTAAAGGTAATCCTGAAGATACTTATGTGCGTAATAAAGTAAGAACTATAGGTGTAGAAGGTGTACTTAAACACTTTGCTGATAATGTATGTCCTTCTCTGTATCTAGAGAAACAAGCTAATGGATCATATAGCATAGGTAATGAAGCTACAGCTAACCTATTCAAGAAGTATATAGCTTTCTTAGGCACTGATGGTAAGTTACCAGATAGTATCCTACCAGCTTCAGTTAGCACTATCACAAATAACCTTATAGACAATACTAAGCCTTCAGAACCTGTTATTAAAGAGACTATCCTAAAGAACTCTCTGTATAAGCTGGGTATGTTACCTAATGCAGATAAGTATCAAGAGTATAATGATGATGGTATTATCTCTACTCTAGGTACATATAGAAACTTCGTAGTTACTCTAACTAGGCAAATAGAAGTTCTTGTTATAAATGTTAATAATATACCAACACAGTATCGTAGAGATAATATGTGGTTTGAAGGTACTATCATAGTTAAAGGAGCTAAGTTTATTAAGAGTTGGGGAAATATGTTTGTTTGGAGAGAGGGAGTACCTACAGATCTAGGAGATATGGAAGTATTTGCTTATGTACTCAATCCCCTAGATAATAAGATATACATAGGTAGGGTATAGCTATGAATAGCTCTATGTTAAAAGTAACTAGCAAGGAGAAACTACCTTGCTTGGTTATTAGAGATACTATAAGGGGAGAGATATTCCCTCAAGGGGCTATAACTAAAGACATCATTATGTTTGAGAACCCTCAAGAAGAGCTAGATATTATCGATCCTCCAGAGATTACTTATACTGGTACTACAAAGCCTAATACTAAGGTAGAGATGCTCTCTGAAACAGGAGAAGTACTAGTCACAACTACTTCAAATAGTGAGGGCAAATACTCATTTAAACCTAATCAGCCATTAATTCCAAACGTAACTAAGATCAAGTACAGATATACATACTCAGATGGTACTCCTATGAAGACAACTGAATTAGAAATAGGTTACAAGAAGGATTATTCTAACCTACCTGTCATTGCAGGTATGAAGGATATAGATTTAACTTATACGCTAAAGCAGAAGTATGTTGCAGGAGATAAGATTACTATTACTTTAGGTAATGACCCTACTATTAAGAAAGAGTATATCCTTACTGCTGAAGATATTACTAATGGTAAAGCAATAGTTAAGTTTCCTGTGTATAAAGGGGTAAATAACTTTATTCAGACTAAGCTAGAGCATTTAGCAGATCATACAGTTGAAAATCTTAGTACTGCTATAAATCTACTAGTGAATAGGATTAAGCCTAAGATATATGTTCAGTTTAAGCAAGGTAATCAACGATTATCTGAAATATGGGGTGGTAGAAGACAATTCACATTAGCTTTGAAGTATAAGGGAGAAGTTCTTTACTTCACGTACAATGTTTCTCACGAAGCTAGAAATATAGTTTCTTATATAACGAATAGAACACCTATTACCTACGTACAGAAATTAGCCGATCCTTCAGTATCTTTAAGAGCTGGTGGTATTGGTTTCTTACCTAGTGATAAGTGTAATGATATAACTACTATGAATAGTACCCCTACTGATACATCATTAGTTATAGGACAAACAACTAATAGTTCTGGTGTATATACACCTGAGTTTATTAGGTTAGATATGGAGAAGACTCTTGGTAATGTGTTATTTAGAGTTAAAGATACTACTGTTATCAATCTACCTAATGGTCAGACTAAACCTTTTGTAGGCTTTACTATAGACTTACCAGGATTTTATGGCACTTCAAAGGATGCTGAGAATATTCTTAAAGAGTTAGAGATAGAGTGGGGTACAGGAGTACGTAGAACTCTATACCAAGAGTGGTATCCTCTATATATCAATGAAGCTTGCGATAATATGCTAATGCACAGAGCTAATCCTTTATATTCTCAGTATGTAAGTGTAGAGCAATTTGAGAACCTATGCAGTTCTAGAAAGGTAGCTGAGTTTAGAAGTTATACTTACAAGAAACCTTATTATCCTCCATATACTTCAAATGATATGCAAACAAATACTATGCAGCTTTACCCTGTGTTCTATGATCCTATGTCTGAACATCCAACAACTTCATTTGTTATAGGCTGGGATAAGAATGCTATGTTAGATGCTTTAGTTCTCTCTGACACCTATTTAGAAGATAAGAACATAGCTACTATTACTGATAAGAATGGAGTCTTATTCTTACCTTATAAGTTCAATAGTCCTTCTGGTGTATTAAGTACTAAGAAATGTCCTGTTATAACTAATGGCGATACTACTATGACTAACCTAATGTTCGTAGGGTCTGCTTTAGCTAAGGATAAAGAATATACAGCAACAGATGGTATGAAACCTTTTGGTATGATGGCTAGTGTATCTACTGATAAACAACACTCTTATATTATGTATAAGAGTACCTTAGATAAGTATCTAGCAGGCGGTGTAGAAGCTTTTGATACCTATAAGGATTTCTATGTAGAGACAGATATGACTATGCATCAGCAGGTTAGAGGTGTAATCCCAGCTGATAAGTACAACTCACTGAAAGTGTACTTCAAGGACTATCTAAGCGTATTTGCTTCTAACTTTAAAAATAGAGTTGGAGATACAGAAGTGCATACATTCTCATTTAGATTTACTACTACTCGTAGTAGAATATACGAGATATATAATGGTACTGCACAGATGTACTACAATGACTTTAGACAAGACTGGAGAAACTCTATAGATCCTTACCCAACTCCTATGAACTGGATATCTAGGGTATCTTTCAATCAAGGTAATAGCGTGAGTACCTATCCTTATACGCTAGAAGATATGTCTAATAAATATTCTGCTTTGGCTAATCCTATGGATAAGCACAATAGCTTATTGTTCTTGACAAGTATATCTAGGTATCTAACACCTGCTTCTGAATACTACTGGAGAAGGTTGAAATATCCTCCTAGTAATACTGTATTTACCTTAGCATTTAAGGTAGAGAAAAAGAGTAAAGATGGGATAAATCCTCCACTATCGGGTATGGAGTATCCTTTTACTACTGTGGATCACACATTTGATCTGAAAGATGCCCTTTACTACAAGATAAAGTTTAATCGTAGTAAAGAAGGTAGAGTTCCTTCGGAGAATAATATGAATAAGCTATGGAATTGGGTTGATGTATATCTAGCTAAAGACTCTGATGTAGGCGGTGTTAAAATTACTATGCCTAGAGTTAAAGATGACTATGGCTTTAAACAAGGTGGTCAAGGTATATATTTAGAAATACCTTGCAAAATAGTATTGTCTGTTGCAGATGCTCCTGTAGGTATCTATAATGAAAGTAAGAAGATACCTTACAATTCGTCTCAAGAGTTGGTATTAGAAGATGACTGGATGAGACAGTATAAGAACTATAGGTATATCTACCCTAAAGAAGCTTATGCTAGTGTAACTGCATTACCTGAGAAGTATCTTGACTGGGTAGTTACTACAGATACTTCAAGTATATTTATAAATACTCCTACAAATCCAGGTAGAATACCTTATGTTCAAGTAGGTCTTATGTTTGAGTTTCCGTATGATAATCTTAGGAGTCCAGTTAGTTACTATGATCCATCAGGACTAACTACTAACTATGCAAATTACGAAGAACTGTATAGAAAAGCTAAAGAATATATCTTTAACAATATCTATATAGCTCTTTCACAATTCAAGTTTCAAATCAAATAAGGAGATAGTTATGGAGTTATATAACGTAAATGATAAGGTAGTAGAGAATGTATCTACTATCCAAACAGAGGTTAGCATATCTTATCCAGATAAGCTTAGTAAAGAAGAGCTAAAAGAGAAAGGCTATATCCCTGTAGAACAGGGAGAAATACCTCAAGTAGCTCTAGGAGATTTTGAGACTATCTCTAGACGTGTAGATATAGATGAAGATAGCTATAAGGTTAGCTATGCTGTAGTTGATATGTCTGATACAGAGATATTACTCTTAGTTAAGAAAAGGATACAAGATCTACTAGACGAGAAGGCAATAGCTAAAGGTTATGACAATATCCTATCAGCTTGCTCTTATGCAGGATTTGATAATCCTTTTAGAGCAGAAGGAGAGAAGTTTGGTAAATGGAGATCAGAAGTATGGTCAAAAGGATATGCTATCCTAAAAGACATCACAGAAGGTCATAGGAAGCTTCCTAAGAGCTTTAAAGAAATTCTTGATGAATTACCTATCCTAGAGGAGATTTGAGCTATGAGCTACCTTATCGTGGCTCTATTAGCCTTTCTATTAGGATTACTATGTTGTCCCTTAGTTATCTTTCTCAGAGCTAGAAAGTGTGATCAGTGGGATAAGTCTAATATGTTCAATATCTATAGGGTAGTAGCTCACTTAGCTACCCACCCTGATGACTTCGGTAAGATGTATTATGATAATGGAGAGAAGCCTTTCTGGTACATCGATGACGATGAGTTTACTGATGTAGTTAGAACTAGGAGAAAGTTTTGATTGACAGACCTATCATAAAGCCTCTAGGTAAATATCAGTTTAGATTAGTAGAAGACTATAGGTATAAGGATATCCTTATACCTAAAGGCTTTATAACAGATGGTGCTAGTGTACCTAGAATATTCTGGAGCATATACCCACCTAATAAGGCAGAATATCTTAGTGCAGCTATAGTTCACGACTATCTTACTGATCTAGCTATAGAGGATAAGATTAGCTTCTTAGATGCTGATAAGGTCTTTAAAGAGATGCTAGTTGAATTAGAAGTATCTAAATTAGATGTATTCTTATTGTATACTAGCGTTCGACTATATCACATAGTTAAATACCATTCTAAAGGATACTAATGAATCTACTTAGCCTAGTATTATCATCATTCACTGATAGTAAGTTCTTAGGACTGCTATTAGTTACCCTAGTTGTCGTTAGTACTATTGTTTATATATGTATGAGTAATAGTATAGAACAGCTAGAAGAGATGAACAAGGAAGCTCAACAAGCTATACAAACACTACAGCTTGAGAAAGCTAACAGAGAAATGGAGTTGCAAGTATGTCAAGATACTCTCAAAGATCAGAACAAAGCCATAGAGGCTTCTAAAGTATCTCCTGAGAAGATCGAGACTACTAAAGCTAAAGTTGCAAGGAAGTACAAGAACATTAAGAAAGCTGATACAGAGCTAGAAACATATAAGGCAATTATCCGTGAAGCTGCTAAGCCTATTGATAAGTAGCCTCTTTCTACTAGGTTGTGTAGGAAAACCTACACCAGCCTACCTCACTAAAGTTGAATACCAAAAAGTTTATACACCTGTTAAATGCATAGATACTATGCCAGAGAAGCCAGAGTATGTAGATACTGCTGAGTCTTTTAAGGAGCTTATGGAGTATTTTTCTACAGTTGAGGATCTTCTGTATAAGTGTAGCAAGGAAGGAGATAAGAATGCAAGCAAATAAGAAGAGATTTACGTTTAAGAAAGTGAGTATATTGAGTTGTGTAGCAGTAGCTATACTAGGAATAGCATATTGGTCCTATGGGGCTTTTAATGCGAATATTGCAAACAGGGAAGTAGCAATGACTCTTTGGTCAATTACTCAGGGAATAATCAATGCCATACTTAGTCCTGCGAGGGTATTAACACTATTTAAGGCATAAAGTATGGGGGAAGTACATTATCTGTTCTACGTAGTTTTGATAGGTGTATGTGGTAGTGTAACATCATTTATCAATCATAATAACACAGGGTGTAAAGCATTGTTTAAGAGGATCTTGGATGGAGTGTTTAGTGCATATATAGTTTATGAGATGTCCTATCACTTCTTTCAAGACGAAAGATTTAGCTATGCTTTCTGTGGTGTAGGAGCTTGGTTTGGTAGCGAGATATTAGTATTCGTTAGGGATATAGTAGTAACTCGCTTTGGTGGAAATAACAGTTCAAAGGGTTACTGATGAAGATGACGATTACTAGGTTTATGAATATAGAGGATGGGACATTAGGAGTATTTAGCTTACAGAAAGGTTCAGAGGTAGTCCTTAAAGGATACACCTTAGAGCCTGCTGGAGGAGATACAACATCTAGGGGATTAGATCGTAGAATACCAGAAGGTATGTATAAGATAGATTGGCATAATTCTCCTAAGTTTGGTAGATTTCTGCCATTAGTATGGAATAATGATGTACCTAAAGATAGATATATCCTTATACATAGTGGTAACTATCCTAAGCATACAGAAGGATGTATTCTAGTAGGTTGTGATGCTACCTATGAAGGAGTATTCAATAGTAAGTTAATGCTAGATAAGCTTTTAGACTTACTAAGACAAGAGTCTGAGAATAGGTTAGAGATCACATCAGACTATAATAGAGATAGGTTAGATGAAGCCTACAATATTAAGAAAGGACGTATATGCTAGATGAACTAACTAAGAAGCAAGCTCTTAGTGATTTTAAGAAAGACTTTAACTCTGCTGAAAACTCTAAGTCTCAAATTATGGAGAAGATCAGAGAGTGGAGAAATACCTATAATGGAGAGCTATATGGTAATGAAGTAGATGGTAGATCTAAGATGATCTCTAGGGATATTAAGAAGCAGTCAGAGTGGCAACAAGCTGAGCTACTAGATCCATTTGTATCTACTCCAGATATAGTTAAAGCTAACCCTGTAACCTATGAAGATGCTGAGATAGCTCCTAGAATAGAGATACTTCTAAATACACAATTCTGCCGACAATTCAACAGGTATAACTTTATGGCTAAAGCTCTAAGAGTTCTAGATGTAGAAGGAACTTGTGTTATTAGATTAGGTTGGGAGTATGAAGCTAAGGATGTAAAGGTTAGAGTTATAGATAAGAAACCTAATCCTCAATATACTCAAGCTATGTCTATTATGCAGGAGCTAATAGCTAATGGGGATCAAGAGAGAGCTTCACAGCTTCAAGAAGCGTTAAAAGGTGTTCCAGAGACCATAGATATACCTAGAATAGAAACTCAAAGGAAGGCTGTTAAAAATCATCCTACGGCACAAGTTTGTAGGAATGAAGATATATTCATAGATCCTACCTGCTTAGATGATATGGATAAATGTCAATTTATAGTATATAGATTTGAGAGCGATCTAAATAGCCTTAAAAAAGCTAATATGTATGATAACCTAGAACTACTAGAGAATAAGAGTAGCAACATAGGAAGCTATGGTAGCTATAGTAAGTCAGACAATACCTTTGAGTTTAACGATAAGTCTAGAAAGAAGTTCTTAGTTCACGAATACTGGGGTTTCTACGATATTAATGGAGATGGTATAACTGAACCTATAGTATGTACTTGGGTAGATGATGTATGCATTAGGTTTGAAGAAAATCCTTTCCCAGATAAAGCTCTACCATTCTTAGTAGTGCCATTTATGCCAGTACCTTTTAGAATGTATGGAGAGAGCAATGCTGAGCTACTAGGAGATATACAAAAGGTTAAGACAGCTATCTACAGAGGCTTTATAGACAATATGGCTCTTAGTAATAATGCTCAGAAAGGTATCAGAAAAGGAGCTTTAGATAGGAGAAACCTAGAGAAGTTCTTAAAGGGAGAAAACTTTGAGTTCAATGGTACTCCTAATGACTTCTATGATGGACACTTCAATGAGCTACCAGGTAGTATCTTTAATATGGTTCAGATGCTATCTAATGAAGCTGAGAGCATAACTGGTGTTAAGAGCTTCAATCAAGGTATGACTTCTAGCTCACTTGGTGGAACAGCTACAGGTGTTCAAGGAGTACTTACCAGTGCTTCTACTAGAAGGTTAAACATAGTTAGAAATATAGCTGAGAACCTAGTTAAACCTTTACTTAGAAAGTGGCTAGCATATAGTGCTGAGTTTCTTGACGAAGAGACACAGATTAGGATCACAAATGAGGAGTTTCTGTGGCTTAAGAGAGACGATCTAGGTGCTAACATAGATATAGATCTAAATATCTCTACAAGCGATGATAATCAAGCTAAGGCTCAGGAATTGGCATTCATACTACAGACAACAGCTCAAAGCTTACCATTTGATCTAACTAAACAGCTATTAGTTAAGATGGCAAGCCTATATAGATTACCTGATCTTGCGAAGGCTATTAGCACTTATGAGCAACCAGAACCTCAACCAGATCCATTGCAACAACAACTAATGCAACTACAAGCTGAGAACCTAGCGGCTGAAGCAGCATTAACTAGAAGCAAAGCAGTTGAGAACCAAGCTGATATGGCTCTAAAAGAAGCTAAGACAGAGAGTGAGAAAGCTAAAGCTGCTAATATAGCTAGTAGGACTGATAAGCAAGATCTAGACTATGTTCAACAATATGATCAGACTAAGAATAAGATCCAAGCTACAGAGAATGAGAAAGCTAGAAACTTTGAACTAAGTAAAGAGATGTTAAAGCTTCTACAAGGCACTAAGGGACAATATCTCTAAAACTTATGATATACTTAAGCCGAACTCAATCATATAAGGAGAAATAGATGAACGAAGAGTTATTTGACAAACTAGAGAAAGAAGAGATGCTAACCACTAGCAACTCTTACTACGTTGAGCTATATCAAGCTCTAGATAGGCTCTATAAGAATCCAGACTTTAAGAAGGTTATTCTAGATGGGTTTCTTACAGAGAAAGTCCATAGTGCAGCTATGATGATGTCTAAACCTGGTGTCAATAGATCACTATTACTAGAAGAGATCTTAGGAGCTAATATCCTAAGAGATTACTTCAATACTATAGTGAATATGGCAGGTAGTGATCTATTAGCTGAAGAGGAGAAGTAAGATGGCATATACTGAAGAAGAATTGTTCAATATGTCAGATGAAGAGTTTAACTCTAAGTTAGACTCAATCCTCGATGAGAATAATGCAGTTGAAGCTGACGATGTTTCTCCTGAAGAAGAGTCAGCACCTAATAATGAACAAGTGTCAGAGCCAGAGAGCAAGCAACAAACCGAGCAAGATAATTCATCTAATGAGTCAGCTTCAACTGAAGAGCAAACTGGCTCTGATACTCAACCAAATACAGAAATCAATAACGTAGAACAACCTTCAGAGGACTCTACAAAAGATAAGACAACAGAAACTTCTGATGTATTCACAATACGAGCAGCTAAGCAGGATTACACTTTAACTCTAGACGAGCTAAAGAATCTAGCTAGCAAGGGTATTGACTATACTAAGAAGACCCAACAATTTAAAGAGTTCTTACCAGCTATAGAAGCTCTTAAGAACAATGGTATTAAGCCAGAGGATACTAACCTATTCATCGACATTATGAAAGGCAATAAGGAAGCTCTTAAGAGTCTTATTAAGTCTCAGAATATTGATGTAATGGATCTAGATGATACTCTGACACCTGAAGAGGATAAGAAAGACTATACTCCAACAGAGTATAGACCAGATTATGCTAAGCAGGAAATGGATGAAGTTGTAGCTAGAATTGGTAAAGAGCCAGAGTTTCAACAAACTCTAGCAGTTGTTCAAAACCTAGATGAGCAATCTAAAGAGTTCATTAAAGCTACTCCTAGTGCATTAGAAGATTTACAATCTGATATTAAGAATGGTATCTATCAACCTATAATGCAGAAAGCTAATAGCATAGCATTAAGAGATGGATTTACCAGACCTATCCTAGAGTATTATTCTTATGCAGCTAGAGAGTTCAACCAAGAGCAACAATCACTAGCTTCTAATCAACAACAGCAAGCTAATCAAGACAATATTACTAGAGAAGCTAATAGAGCTAAGGCAAGTATTCCTAATCAAGGAAACGTAGCTAGAACAGCTATAAGTAACCCAGACAATGCCCAAGACTATATCTATAATATGTCTGATGAAGAGTTTGCTAAGTATTTAGAAACACTAAACTAAGGACATTACAATGGCAAATAGTCAATATAATAACGGTACTAACTCAACTTATGGTGCTAACCTTACTCTTCACGCTTCAGATCGTGTTGGTATTATGGCAGCTAATGATCAAAGGATTTATAGACAATTCGCTTCTAAGAAGTTCACACTACCTCAAAGAAATGGTAAGACATTTAAGACTTTCAGAAAGCAAAACATCTATGATAGACAACTAGGTACTCCAGACTTCCTCGCTAAAGGTTTCTTGACTGGTAGAGATATAGCTGATGTTACAGCAGGTCTTACAGCAGCAGGACTACCAGAAGGTGCAGGAAGACAGAACCTAGTAGAAAACCATATAGTAGCTCTAGAAACTACAATGGCTAGATTTGGACACATGGAAGAGTACACAGACGAGATCGATCTATTCTCAGACACTCGTAAGAGTATAGATATCAAACAAGAGCTAGGAGACCTAGCTGGTAGAACTTATGAAGATCTACTTCAAAGAGATATGCTTGCTACAACTAACGTAGTATATCCATTCGCAGCTACTAGCTTAGCTACTATGGGTAATGGTCTTGTACCTGATGGCTCACTAGATAGCAACTATATGGCTTCATACGACTTCTTTAGAAGATGTGTAGCTAAGTTGAAAGCTAACAGAGCAGATAAAGTAACTGAGATGGTAGAAGCTTCTGTTAAGATAGCTACTAAGCCAGTAAATAAAGCTTACTACTGCATTATCCCATCTAACGTAGCTTGGGATATCCATAGCTTATCAAGAGCTTCTAATGATGGTAAAGTTAATGAGTTTGGCTTTATCCCAGTAGAGAAGTATGCTTCTCAAAAAGGTATCGCTGAAGGCGAGATAGGTGCTATGGGAGAGGTTAGATTTATTGAGAGTGAAGCAGCTCTAGTATATAGAGGACAAGGTGCTTCAGTACCTGCTGCTTATGTAGGTACTCTAGCTCATACTAACAATAAGTTTGACGTATTCCCAGTTCTATTCCCAACTAAAGAGTGTATAGCTACTGTAGGTCTAGCTGGTAGAGATGGTATAACATTCCACTCACAAGCTCCAGAGCAATCAGATAGAACTAACCCTTATGGCACAGTAGGCTTCGCAAGCTACAACTTCTTCTATGCTAGTATCATCTTAAAAGAAGAAGGTTTGCTAAAAGGTCTATTACTAGCATCTAACGTTTGATAACAGATAAAGGAGAAACATCGCAATGGCAGTAAATAAAGAGAAACTAGAAGCAGCAGCAGAGACTGAAGCTAAGAGAGAAGAAGAAGCTAATAGTCCAGAACCTACGACAGAACAAGTACAAGGAGCAGTATTAACTGCTCCAAAGGTATCTATGCCTGTCGTTAAGAACTTGGCTCTAAAGATGAAGCAAGATGCTCTAAAGAAGTTTAAAGTAACTGTTGTAAATCAAGACCCTAAAGAGGCTTCAGCTCTTAAGAGTGTCTATGTATCAGTAGCTAACCAGTTCTTATCTAAAGCTTATGTGTTACCATTCAATGTACCTGTTAATGGTGTAGAGCAATGTATCATAGATGCTCTAAAAGAAGTAGTCTTCTATCAGATTATCACTGATAAGGACAACTCAGGTAACATTGTATTCAATACTAGAGCTGTTAAGAAGTATGCTCTTACTATCGAACCACTAGAAGCAGAAGAGTAAGATATGGCTACTAAATGCTTAGATTGCACAGATATTACTAGCACTCTTAGAGCATTCGATTATGATCTTAATCTACCTAACGAGGATAAGCTAAAGCTTAACCTCGATGTTAAAGATCTCACTGAAGGATCTGTTGTAGCTATTACTAGAGATAATAGACAACTACTAGAATGGAGAGGAGAGAAGATATTAGACAAACTCTTAGAAGTTATGTCTGAGAACCTTAGAACTCAATATGATAGTGGTAGATTACAAGGTAAAGAGTATGCTGATGTGTATGCTCAATCTATAGTATCTGTGATAGCTCAATCAGTCCAATTTGCTACTACTAAAGCTCAACTAGAGATACAACTCAAATCCCAATGGGAGATTGAACTAGCTAAAATCAAACTTCAACTAAAACAACTAGAGTTCCAGATAATGGCTCAGATAGCTGAGTTAAAGATCAAGTGTTGTAAGACACAAGCTGAGATCAGACAAACTAATAGTCAAGCTAGGGTATTAGATAGACAGCTAATGGGATTTGATGACAATATGTATATCAAGCTACTAGAGTATCAGATGAATGCATTTTCACTAATATACTCATCAGGTATGCTAGATGATGCTACTTTACCTGCTCCTCTAAACGTTAATGAGATGGGTAATCTTTATAAGCTCTATAAAGACAGAGTTGCTGAAACATTACCGACACTATTGCAGAGAGAGTCTGCTAACCCACAAGATACACTATACCTATCATAAGGAGTACCTATGGGCTTATTTACCAAGAAGAAGAAAGTTACTGAACGCAAGTGGGCATACCTTAATGGTGCTTCTTCTTGGTATGATAGGTATAAAGCAGGTAAGTTTAACCCTAAGAAGAGATTATCAGGAGAGATAGCATTCTCTAAAGGTATTGTACAAGGTAAATCTAAGAAAAATACTAATCTAAATACTATGTCTCAGCTAATCAAGGGTGCTAATAATATGCACGAGATGCCTTATACACATAGGAAATTACCTGGATTATCAGCTTCACTAGGTACATTTACAGAAGGAGAGTTCTCTAAAGAGAAGTACTTAGCTGAGAATACTGATGTAGCTGAAGTAATTACAGAGCCAGAAATGGGAAATAAAGACTTATATAACGAGTATGTATTGAGTGTTCTAGTACAAGAATATTCACTAGATACTAAGACAGCTATCTTAGATAACTACCTATGTCAATTTAATGGTTCTCCATTTAATATGACTATTATAGAAGATAAGTATCCACTAGATCCTCCAACTACTACAGGACGAATATTTGCTTACAATGTAGCTACTAATAGTACAGAGATTAAAGGTATGGTATATAAGCCTAATACTACTGTAACTATCAAGTATGGAGTACATACAGCTACTACTACTGCTATAGGTAATGAGTTTAGTTATAAGATACCTAAAGATGCTCCAATATTGAAAGATGACTATGTAGAAGTTAGCTTTAGAGAATTAACTCCACCAGCTACTTGGAACACTATTAAATACCGTACGAAGCCTGCTATTGAACGAAGAGCAATAGGTACGATATTTACCATTAGTAACCTTGAGAAATACAACTACAAGCCTTCTAATGACGTTAAAGAGGTATTCAGGAAGAAGCTACTAAAACAATTAGCTGAGAAGTTTAATATAGACCCCTATGATCCAGAATTAGAGTTAGTAGAAACTGATATGGTATTTTCTCCTATAGAGAAAAGAACTCCTAATCCTGACGAGATGAAGGATATGACTCCTGAAGAGAAAGAAGAGTATCTAAAGGATATAGAAGAGGATAATAAGCTATACAAGTACAAAGAAGGATATAAGCAGTATCGTATCTATGGTGTATATACTTGGAAAGGACATACTGGTAAGCAGACAATAGCTGGTGTAGAACAAGATGGACCTATTATGGAAACACCAGAGATTATAGATTATATACCGTCACAGCAAGCTAAGTATGATGAACTCACTGATCTAGTAGATTACTACTTTATGGACGTTAGAACTAAAGATGGTCATAGAAAGATAATACCTATTAAAGACTTTACTCAATTCTCTACACAGAAAGGTAAGATAGCTTTAGCTACTGCTAGGATACCTATATGGCAGAATTATGGTAAGTACTGGAGATTAACCTTAGAACAGACTGGTAGAAAGAATAGACCTTATAGAAGACCTCCTAAGCCTAAGAAAGGGGATGACGGTAAGAAACTCTACGAGAAGTTTAAGTCGATGGATATGGGTAAAGCTAGTGTAGATTACATAGATGTTTACCAATGCTTTAATCTAGTACCTTATCTAAGAGAAGATACTAGACACCATAGAGCTTATCAGAAGTATGCAGAGGTATTCTCTAGGTACTTTGATAAAGTCTTTAAATGCTATGGCACAGATACTTTCATAACTAAGCATATCTCTGTAGGTGTTCCTGATCAAGGTACAGGTGTATATAGGTTTAAATGCTTAAAGACTATAGTAGAAAGCTCTAAAGTAGAACAGCCACATACCTTTATAGGTAGCCATCCAGCTACAGGAAGTGATCTAATACTATACACTTATGTACCTAACTATTCTAATGAAGAGGATCAGTTTGGTAAGAGAAAGATACTAAACTACACATTGTACTGTTTAGATTTAACTTACTGGTATGGTAAAGCTTTTACAGCTACTCAGCCTAAAGCACATAAGCTACCTGAGAATATGAAGTTAGATCCAGAAGCTAATCATTATGAAAGCGATAGTAGATATACTGGAGAGCAGAAGTTAAATGCCTTTGAAAGTGGTTTAGCAACTTCTAAGATGGTTCTAGAAGGTCAAATAGATCTATATCAGCAACAGTACAGAAAAGCAGGCTACTCTAAGCACGAAGAGTTTGTAAGCCAATTCACTAAGTATGACCTATCTGATATATTCAAAACTGGCGGTACTTACTCAGAAGACTTCAAGAAAGTACTGAATACACCTACAGATGGTTTCTCTTTCGTAACGCATCCTATAGGCGAAGGGTTATACTACTTTATCCATAATAGGTTTGGTGAAGAGTACCCTATGGTAACTAGCTTTATAAGTGTAGATCCAGATTATGGTAATCCATACTGGGGCAGTAGCTTTACATCTACAATACCTACAGCTTACACAGATGATACAACTCATATCGCTAAAGTAAGAGATTACAATGCTTCTCAATTTACAGAAGCTAGGAAAAGTAAGACTATTAAGTGGGCTAGTAATGGTACAGAACTCACAGAGACAGAGAAAGATAATCTAGAGAATACTTTTAAGAATGCTGGCATAACTACTACTAGAATAAGGGTAACTAACTACCGTAGAAGCAGAAATAAATATGTATCACGAGTAACTGATTGGGATGCTAATAATGCTCTTAGATATAGACCTATTACTATTATAAAGACCCACGAAGTTGCTATAGATCCTAAGAAGCTAGTTATCTCTAGTAAAGGTCTTATAATAGATGATCCAAACTTTCCTAAAGACTATGTTGAAGATACCCTATGGATTAGGCAAGTAAATTACAGATATGCTAGTGCTTATGATCTTGATCACTATCAACCTCCACAGATAGGATATACAACTATCTATGAAGGTATAACTGTATATCATATGTTTATCCCTAAAGCTAATGGACAGATATTTAGATCGTGGTATGATGATAAAACTTTTAACTCTAGTGCAGAAGCTAAAGTAAGTACTACCCCTAGAATGCCTTTAAAGCTATGGTATCATACACCTGTATATGTACAGAGTGCCATAGCATCTAGTACATTCTTCTACGCTATAAAGTATCACTACACTATCAAGAAAGCTAACTGGTTTGCTAAGATCATAGGACCTATACTTATAGTCGTTGGTGTAGTTATAACAGCAGCTTCCTTTGGTACTCTATGGTGGGTTGGTGTACCTCTTATGTCAGCAGGTATGGTATTAACTGGTGCTGTATATGGTATCCCTTGGTTACAATTTTTGGGTATGATTGTAGGTATTGTCTATTCTGTAGTAGCCCCATTCTATGCTCCTATAGCTTCTACAGCTACTGGAGCAGTTACAACAATGGCAGCAGCCTATGGTACTAGCGTAGCTGTAGCTATCTCAATAGCTTCACTAGCTATGGGAGCTTACTCAATAGCTACCTTCTTTAAAGATCAAAAGGCTATTAGAGAAGCTAAGCAGGCAGCTAAAGACAAAGAGAAGGATAGTTATAGAGAAGAAGCAGAAGCTAGAGAGAAATTTGCTAAAGAGTTAGAAAAGATCGATCTAGCAGACTTTGATATTAATACCTCTTATGAAGAACAGATGGATATGTTCTATTGGATATGCTATGGTGGGTTATTATACGACCCTAGATCACACGAAATGTTAAACTATAATACAGCTTTAGCTAAGTCTGATTATAGTCAATACGATAGATTTAAATAGAAAGGACATATATGTTTAGTATGTTAGGCAATTTGTTTAATAATGGTGCTGGACAGATAGGTAGCCAAGTAGCTACTAATGTACTCAGTCAAGCAGGTCAGCAATTATCTAGTCAAGCTCTTAATCAAGGATTGATGGAAGTACTTAGAAATGTAGGACAACAATCTGGTAATGCTTTAGCTTCACAAGGGGCTGCTAGTATAGCTTCTCAGTTTGGTAGCAGGTTAGGAGCTGATCTAGGTCAAAGAATGGCTCAAGGAGTAGCTCTTAATGGTTTGTCTAAGTTAGGGCAACAAGCAGCTAATATAGTAGCTAATGGAGGTAGTAATACCCTAGCTGGGATTATGAATGGTAGTAATATACTTCAAGGTTTAGGAGAGAAAGCTAATCAAGCTCAAGGTACTCTTAGTAAAGCTTGGGATTGGCTGACTCAACCTACTGAGAAGGGATTTACTACTAGAATAGGTGTAGATCAGTTTGGTAGGCAAGTTATAGAGAAAGTACCAGTTGAAGGTACTAGCAGATTAGGTACTCTTATGAATGGTGCTATGACTGCTGGAGATCTATATACTAAGTATCAACAATACAAAGACAGTAAGAGAAACAATGAGTTAGCTTACCAAAGTAATAAGTATGGCTTTGATAGAACTAAGTCAGAGAATAGCAGATTAGATAGACAAAGAGCTAACATAACTTCATCATATCAAAATGGTGCAGTAATATAAGGAGCTAGTATGATAACTATTCAAAGAGTAGATGCTACTATGCCTCAGAAGATAGCTAGAGATAATCTAGCTACTGCTTTAAATGATGAGATAGCTCAATACTATCAAACAGAGATAGCTAGAAATCAAGATCAAAGACAAGCTAACCTAGAACCTTATCTACTAGAGCAAGCTAACCTAAACAATCAGAAGTCTGCTATAGATGTCTTTAATAATGCAGATATGCTTAATGCTAGAAAAAGCTTAGATCAAGCTATAGCTAATGGATATGTACCTACTACAGAGAATATCCTTAATAATTCTCAAGGTTTCAATACTCTACAACAGAAGCTAGTAAATGAGCTTTATGGGGATACTCTGAAAAATCAAGAGAAGAGTATAGAGAATGCTATGAGTCAAGCTTCAATGGATAGGTATAATGAGCAAATCCAGTATATGAAAGACAAATATGGAGTAACTCCAGTTCAAGCTGATGTAGATTTCCTTATGAAGAACAGAAATACACCAAACGTTAATACAAGCATTTCTGTGGCTTCTAAGCAACGATCGTCTGTTGGTGGTAGTAATTATGCTCCTACACCTTCAAATGGCTCTAATGCCCCTGTAATTAATCCTAATGAGGTAATATACGATAGAGTTACTAAACAGCCTTTAGCTAAAGGAGTAACTAACTTTAATCCATTTGCTTCTGATACTATTGATGACAACACTCAGAAAGGCTTTAGTAATCTAATAGATACTCAAACTAAGCTAGGTAATATCAAGCAAGTATCTCCAGATACAGCAGGAGCATTAGCTGTCTATACTACACTAGATGGTAGTACCTTAGTAGCTAATACCTCAGATGTGTCTGCTATGGATAAGCTAGAAGCTATGCAAGAAGCTGATAAGGCTAAACTAGCTGATAAGTCCTTACCAGAAAGTGTTAGAGCTTCTTATGCTAAGCAAACAGACAATAAAGTATTCTACATATCTCCAGAGTCTAAACAAGCTCTTATGAGTGCTAACAACAGAGATGTCTATGATGTGAATAAAGATGGAGATTTACTACTAACTAAGAATATGTCTAATAGCAAGGGATTTAACTCTGTTAATCCTAATGGTATCTCAGCTAAAGATATGTATCAGAATACCAGCAAGATAACTACTATGCAGAACGATCCAAATATAAAGAGTGATATTAATGATAGAACTCTTAAAGCTGAAGTATCTGCTCTTGTTAAACCTTTTACTGAAGGTCTAACAACGTTTATGGCTATGCCTGAATTAGATAAAGATACTAAAGCTACTATGAATAGAGTATTAGCTACTGCTGATGGTTCTGCTAGGGTTAATGAGTTCTTCAATCAGTATGGAGCTAATGTTCTTAGGAATGCTGATAAAGATACTATAGAGGATATTGTTAGCTACTTTAAGACTGGAGAAGGTGCCGGTTCTAAGCTTAATGATGCTATGAAGAAACTACTAAGAAGAGATACTACTGAAGATACTAACTATATGTTAGCTAGACTAGAAGCTAGGAAAAAGTTAGCTAGTGATAGATCTCAAGCTATGAAACTAGCTACTCAATACAGAGCTTCATTAGATCCTAAGTCTGATGAATATAAGCAGATCACAACCTTTATGGAAGATCTAAAGAGTGGTAAAGCTAAGCTACCAGCATATAATGGAGATATACTCAATGGTAATCCTAATATGGGAGATAGAGCTAAACAGTTCACTTACATAGCAGCTGATAAGGATGGCAAGTATCAATCATATATGGGTAGAGATATCAATGGTAAGATACCAGTATCTGGTTTAGAGATAAATCCTCTATTTGATAAGCTAGTAGATTTCTACTCTAAACAACGTATGTATAACAGAAGTAATAAGAACTATGTTCTACCTGATAGGAAGAAGCCTACTTCTAGAGAATACTATCCAACAGAGCAAGATATGTTTGATGCTCTGATAACAGACTAAGATATTAATTTATTTTCTTAAGCAACTTTTTATGTAATTTTATATTCGCTTAAGTTTCTTTATAGTGGTGTAAATGTATAATCCAGACAAATACTCCACTATAAGGAACAAATATGGCAGACAATAAGAACCCTTTACTCGCTAAAGGTCTTAAAGAAGTTTATCCCTCAGATAACTTACTAGGTGTCAATAATGAGTTAGCTACTCTAGCTAATCAGTATGACAATAACTTTGTTAATAACTTACCTCAAGGACAACAAGACGCTCTTAACTCTATACCTAACATAGGCAATGCTATCTCTAAAGTGCAAGAGAAAGCTACTAAGACATCTCAAGACTATCAAGCTAAGATGCAAGGTATAGACCCTTATGGATCAGCTGTCAATAAGATAGCTTCATTAGAAGCTGTAGATCAAGCTTCAGCACAGCAAGAAGCCATACTGGCAGCTCAAAGAGCTATGCTAGAGAGAGGTAATCAAGCAGATGACCTAAACTATCAGAATGATCTAAACTCTCTTGCAGTTCAGAAGTTACAGTTACAGAATGCTCTTACTGGTAAAGCTATAGGTATTGATCCTAAAGAGGGTCTTCATAGGATTAAGAACTATCAATCTAGTATGACTAAAGATATTGAAGAGGCTCAGAGAGCTAATGAGATACAAGCTAGGATATCATTGCTAGAAGGTAAAGCTCAAGAGTTAGGTATGAGATATGGTCAGCAAAAAGCTAATAATGCCCTCAATATGCTAAAGCAAGAGATGGCTGAAGATAACCTAATGAAGAGTAAAGCTGAAGCTAGTGAGCAACTCTATAACGCTCTATTACAACAATCATCAGATGATAGATACAAAGGATTAATAGACAATCAAGCTACTGTTGATCTTAGTAAGAAACCTATAGAAACTGATTTCTTACCTTCTGTTTATCACGGCTTTGTAGATAGCGTAGCAGATATACCTAGGGGCTTAGGAGCTATTATTAATGCTATTGCTCTATCGCCTGAAGAGAAACAACAAAGACTAGAAGCTCTTAAGAACTTAACTTCAGAGAATGCTCCTACGAATTGGCTAGGAGATAGTCTTATTAAACTAGGCGATAGAATGTCAGATAGCGATATAGACTACCAGAACAAGTATAACCTAGATAATATGCTACTAGACGCAGACTCAGCTAAGGGAGCTATAAATACAGCTTTAGGTATCGGTAAGAATGCAGCAGGCATAGTAGCAGATACGTTAGTTTCAGCAGCTCCAGAAATACTTACTACAGCTATATCAACAGGTACTATCCCTACAGCTTTAAGAACAGCCAAGATAGCAGCTAGAACAGGACAAATAGCTGAAGATGTAGGAGCTGGATTAGCTAAAGTATCTAATGTAGCTACTAAGCTAGAGAAACCTGTAGCTAATTGGTCATCAGTAGCTACTGGAGAAGCTACAAAAGCTACTAAATTTACTGCTGATAAGTTTAGTCTAGAAGTATTCAGAACTAATCTATCAGGATATGTATCAGAAGAGACAGCTAAGAAAGTAGCTAGTAAGCTAGGAGCTAATGCTACACCTAGTATGGCAGGTAAAACTTTAAGGGAAACACTAACTAAAGCAGAGAAGTTAGAACTAGCTAAAGTATCTTGGGTTAAAGATAGTGCTAAATTGTTTGGAGGTATTACTGGCTTATCAGCTGAGGTAACTCAGAAGATGCACAATGCTCAGATAGATCGTATGAAACAACAAGGTATAGATCCAGATAAGCTAGGATACCTAGTATCTCTTAATAAGAACGATATTATCCCAGCTATGGCATATACAGCTCTAAACCTAGTTGAGTTTGGAACATTGTTTAAACCTTTGATTGGTAATAAGCTGACTAGCAGTCTTATCTCCTCTATCAAAGATAAAAGCTTCTCAGGAGTATTCAATGGTGTTAAAGATGTAGCTAAATCCTTAATAGGAGATAGGGGAGTTACAGCAGCGGCTGTCTTAGCTTCGGCTGGTAAGCTAATAGGTAATAGTGCAATGGAAGGAGCTACAGAGTATGCTCAAACGATCACTGAAGCTATGATGCGAGATAATGATCTCAAAGGCTCATTAGGAGATTACTATGATGCTGTTAGAAATGTCTTAGCTAACCCTAAGAGCTACAAAGAAGTTAAAGAAGCAGGTATAACTGGAGCAATAGCTGGAGCTGGTACTCACGTAACTGGACAGATAGCTCCTAGCGTAGCTAGAGAGAGCTTATCTAAAGTAACTTCATTAGCTGGTAAAGGTGTGAATAAGATATCAGAGTATGTTACAGCTAATAAAGTCCAAGCTCAAGAGAATATCAACAATGTATCTAATCTCAATGCTAAGGCAGAGAATAAAAAAGACGTATCACTTAAAGAGCTATACCAAGTAGCTATTAGTCCTAAAGCTAGGGAAGCTTTCTTGAATGAGCCAGATACAGATAATAATAAAGAGTATAAGGCATTAGTTGAAGACCTAGCTAACTTAGATACTAAGGCAGATACTGCTACACTAGCTAATGAGTTATCTCAGAAATATCCTAAATATACACAAGAACAACTAGCAGACATTATCCACATTAGTAAGAATAAAGATACTAAGTATTCAGATGCAGATATATCTAAACTATCTCAACCTATAAGAGAAGCTATCGAGAGTGTAGATCAAGAGAGTTATGATAACTCTAAAGTTAAAGCTATGCTTCAGAATAAGTCTTATGAAGACCTTACTTTAGGAGAAAGGTATGCTATAGCTCCTAGTAAGCCTGTAGAGCAACAATCTACTGAAAGTAAGCCAGATGTAAGGGTAACAAAAGATCATCGCTTAGCGACTTCGCTAGAGGGTGTAAAAGACAATACTAATGAAGCTAATACTTATGTAGCTCCAGTAGAAGTTGAAACAGGTAATATAAAAAAGGTTACTTCAGATGATGTCGATAGTTTCAATAGAGTATTCTCCGAGAAGAACTTAACAGATACTAAAGGCAACTATAAGAGTGAGAAGGATGTTAGAAAGGCTTATAGATCGTTCGTTACTACTCTAGCTATAGCAGAGGCTACTGATACTACTAAAGCTTCTAGTATCAAAGACACTTACATAGGTGGATTAGTTAATAAGATACGCCAAGATATTCTCTTAGTAGAAGATCCAGTAAATGCTTATAGATCTCTAGACGAGAATAGCATAGAGAGAAAGTTGGTTGATCTAATTCTAGAAGATGTTAATAGCCAAAGTAGAACAACTACAGATGATGGTGTTGAACACGTAAATATAGTATCTCCATTAGTAAATATGCTTACTAACTCAGATATTGAGAAACCTGAAGATAAAGAAATAGATACTGAGAAACTAGGTACTCAAGGAGTAGTTACTTCTAGTGAAGGTATAGCTAGAAATGCTATTGATGGGCTAGAGAAACTATTTGATAGTGCTTATGGAGGAGACAAGAAAACTCGTAAGTTAAGAAACATCAATAAGATGACAGCTTTAGGTGTAACAGCTTCTAAGGCTTCTGAAGCTATCAAGAAGTTTAAGTATGTTATAGCTCTTAGAGAAGCTGCTAAAGATACTGTTAATGCTGTAGATACTAAGGATATTAAAGTTCCTATCATAAGTACAGAGTCTTTAGTATCTAAAGTCTTAGAAGCTCAGCAGGAGATACAGATAAGCCAGAAACAGACTCAAAGTAAATTAGATGTAGTTAATAAGTTCTTTGGCAAAGAAGGTGTAGAGATAGCTACTGCTTTAAAAGCCTTTGGAGCTAAGCTAGGAGAGAATACTAGCATAGAGAGCTATATACACCCTGCAGGTAAGGTTAGTGGTCTAAGTACTCCTGCTCTAGTTATTAAGATAGATCAACATACTGGAGAAACTTATTTAGTACCTGGAGATACGCAAATTAAAGATATTTCAGGATATAACCAACTAAATGGTAGAGATAGGTATCTTCTCTATATACCAGTTAAAACTACAGGTAAGCAAATCTATACCTTAGCTAACACAACTTTTGTAGTGAGTGATAATGCAGATGCTACTGGCAGTATCTCTTTAGTGGATAATCTTAAGAAAGAAGTTAAAGAGCTAGATGAAGCTTCTAAAAATTTACAGGACTATGTAGATGCAGGATTACCACAGATAAAGAGATATCTAGACGAGACTACTCTCAAACTTCAAGACAAACTAAATCAGAGCTTAGTTACTATGATAAACGGAGTAAAGAAACTATCTGATACAAGTGTTAGAGAAAGTATTAAAGATACTCTAGGTAGGCTTAATAGAGTTAATAAGGATGTTCGTAAGCTAGAACTCTATATAGAGCGTATTAAGAAGGATAAAGATTACTTTGGAGATGCTGATAATACTGTCAAAGTAGAAGGTTCTGAAGTATCTCTTAGTGCTGTATCGTTAGTTAAAGCAAAAGATTTACTATCTTCTTTACTAGCTGAAAGAGATACTATGCTCTACAATATGCAGATATTCTTTAATGGTCAGAAAGATGCTTCAAATATTATTGCTCTAATAGGTTTATGGAATACTAATAAGCTAGATAAGAACTTCTTAAACCCTTATATGGACGACTCTTTAACAGCTAAAGCTAAATCTTTAATCAGAAGTATAGCTAACTTCTTTACTGGAGCAGATGCTGCTATTAGGAAGTTTAAGGCTCTGTTAGAACAAGTCAATGCTACTAGAAGTAAGAAAGATCAAATAACTATAAATGATATAGAACGTCTATCTAAGATAGTTATAGATACTAAGAAGAATTTAACCAATCAAGAGAGATATGAGATAGCAGATACAGCTTTCAGAGTCATAGGAGTACTCTCTACTCAATCAGAGAGAAGATATGGCTTTGGGGAAGAGAATAACTTACTTAGTGAGTTATTACCTAGTGCAGATGTTATAGCTGCCAATAGAGATACAGTAAATCTTTCTAATAATCTAATAGGTGGATATTACCTACCTAATGCTCAAAGACTATCTAGCTATGCCATATTTGACAAAAGCTTTGATCTTAATAATTACAATGTAGCTAAAGCTTTTGAGTTTGAAGATTTTAAAAATGCTATTAAGATAGCTATCTCTGACAATGCCTTTACTCTAGATCATAATGACTTATTTACAGATCTATTTAAAATTGAGAAAGTTAGTAATACTATAGACAATACTAATTCTACTAAAGATAAAGCAATGGATCTTAAAGAAGCTGTAACTAGAAGTATGTTTATGTCTATTATGGGTATGCTAGCTAGTGAGAAACTAATAGCTCCATTAGCTAAGATAAGCTCTAATCTAGCAGATACTGAAGAAAATCAGCAAGTAACTTCTACATACCAAGCTACTATTATAGTAAATGATCTTCTTAGAAACTTTGGATTAGTAGAAGCCAATCCTCATAGAACTGCTGGACAGATGGCAGAAGTTACAGAGCAGTTAAAGAATATGTTTCAAAAGATACTGAAAGACTCTTTTGCTAAAACATCTTTTAAAAATGTAGTAGCTATAGATCCTAAGACTAATGTAATCAAACTCTTAGATAAGACATACCTACCTACTATTCAGAAACAAGCTAAAGCCTTCACTGATAGAGGATATATAGCACCTAAAGAAGTAGCTGCTAAAGAACAACTATCAGACGTATTAAAGGATTTAAGACTATCTCAGAAAGGTAATAAGTTGTCAACAGAAACTGATCCTAGAGTTAGAGATGGCATCATAGCTCAAACATTAACCCCACTAGAATACAACCTTACCAAGATGAATGCTATGGTAGCTTACTTATCTAAAAATGGTAAGAACCTAGCTTCTGAAGTAGTATCTATGCTTAATCCAATTACGACTTCTTCAGACATTTACTCTACAGGTAAAATAACTATAAGTGAGAACCTATGGAATACTCAAGTTAAACCTATAGTTACTCAAGCTGCTGTATTGTTAGGAGCTGATATAAACCAATACGTAGAAGAGTTTAAAAATGAGGTTATAAAGATAGATGATAAACTCAAAGACAATCCAGCTGCTGAAGCTCTACTAGCTTCTACGGATATACCTTTATTTAATAATAAGATCCAATCATTTATTGAGGTTATTCAAGAGAGTAAATCTGATAGAGGTAAAGGTACTCAGTTCTATTACAATGTCTTTGCTGGACCAAACGATAGAACTACTATAGACGGAACAGGACATCAACAATCTAATAAGAATATCAGACATCTTATTAAGAAGGTAAGAGACCCTAAGAGAGCTAAAGAGTTATTCAACAAAGAGTTTGAGACATATATCTATAATGGCAAAGACCTAAAAGAAGCTAAGGAGAAATCTACTCAATCTCTGTTACTAGCTCTAGGAACTAATCTAGGTCTTATCGACTATGCTAAGATAGCTAATGGAGAATATAGGGAAGAGATAGCTAAGCTACATCAAGAGTATGCAGATAAGATGCTAGGGATGTCTTCTCTAGAAGATAAGAAAGCTTTACTAAAAGAGAAACAAGAGAAGATACAAGCTATCCTTTTAAAAGATCAGTTAGCTTATGAAGAGTTTGTAAGTGCTACATTAGACCTTGAGAATGGAGAGTTAGCTAAGATTGCTTTCGCTATGTTAGAGAATACTACTCATTTAGCTACTTTAGACGAGAAGTTATCCCATCTAAGAGAAGTTATGCCTGAGTTTAAGAATATACCTACATATAACCTTCTAGATGCTTTAGAGGCTATACAAGGCTTAAACACTATTAGCCTTAGTACTACTATATCTGAAGTGAGAGATGCTCTCTACGATAGCTTATATGCTCTAGAAACACTAGAGACAGATGGACAGACATTCGGACCTGCATCTATTAATATTCTTAACTTCGTAGAAAGAGCTTCTAGAAAGTTAGCCTTAGCAGGAAACCTATCAATATCTGAAGATCCGTTAATGTATATGGATGATGACAACTATAACTTCACAGCTCAGATGTTATTTTCAGAATGGTTTAGACCTATCTTAGGTATGTCTTTAAGAGATATAGTATCAGAACAAGGCTTATCTGAAAAGCTAGATAATGCAGAAGGATTAGCTAAAGTAATAGTAGCTAAAGAAGCTCTAATCAATGAGTTAATGAATAACGTTAAAGAGTATGAGACTGATCCACAGAAGCAATTATCTTATAGAAACTTATTAGACCTAGTAGTATCTGAAGCTATATTCAAGTTTAAACAGCCTGAAGCTGAATTATCTACTATGCTAGATAAGTCTATGATGGATACTCTTAATGCCAGAATTAAGTTTATTAGAGTATTATCTAAACCTATCCTACAGCTTAGTGGGTATGGCTCAGGAGTTAAGAATAACACTAAAGGCTTCTTAAACTCTTTCTTTATGAAGGACATACCAGCAATGTATGCTAAGGCAACTTCACTAACTTTAACTAATGCAGAGAAAAAGAGTAAAGTCAATCTCTTTAATTCAGACAATACTTTAGCCAATGAGAAATTAGCTGGTATATTAACACCTTCTGAAGTAGCTTCTCTAAGGATACTAGGAGTTAGAAACCTAGAAGATTTGCATAACCTTATCACTCAGAAAGAGAATGGAGAACTAGACTTTACTAACCTAAATACTGCTTCTTCTAGTGCAGCTGAGACTCTAATAGGAGTAGTTACACAAGCTTTACAGAGAGTATCTCCGTTCCAAGCTCAGAGAACTAACGTAGTTATGAGCGTTCTTAATGATCACATAAGACACTTAGCTGTAGAGATTAATAAGAAGTTAGGTGGTAATAGAGTTACTTATGTAGAAGGTAAGTCTGAGAAAGCTGGTAGTATTGATTATACTGACGTAAGTGAAAAAGACTTTCTTGAAGCTGTTAAAGCTGTTCAGAAAGAAAATAGTACATTAGTAGGTATCCTTATGTCAGCTGAAAATGGCTCTATTACTAACTTCGTTAGAAGAACTACAGAAGCTGTTGAAGAGAAGTCTTCTAATAATACCCCAATAGGGACTAGATCTAAAAAGACTAGAGTATATTTTAGTCCTGTAGATCTATCATTAGTTACTAACTTTGGTCAGTCTATAGATGCTAAGGTTCAAGGTATAGTTCAGTCTAATTTAGCTGAAATGGGTATATTCGTAGGACTTAATAACTTCGATGCTTTTACTACTTCAGCTCCATTTATCAGATTAGTATCTCAACTAGCTAATGAAGCCTTTGCTGAGCTTATTATGGACGATAAGGCTAATCTAAGTAAGACTATGCTAGAAGCAGCTATAGAGAATGAGAAGGAGTGGATTGCTACTGAGAAAAACCCAGAAGTTAGAAATGCTTTAGCTGCTACGATAGCTCGAACAGAGAGTTACCTATTAGGCTTAGAAGTAGCTAAGGATTTAAGAACTGTTAATGGTGTTCAAGTAGATAACTTCGGAGGTAACTATAGGCTAGATATGAATAGAAAGCCAGCTACTGAAGTTATAATTAAACCTAACCCTAACACTAAAGAATACGAGGAAGCTATAGCTAGGTTATATCCTATCGATGGTTCTAGTACTCAGAAAGCTATGGAGTTCTATACTACCTTAGTTCCTACTCTAGAGTGGCTAAATGCTTATAGTGATCTCTACTTTAATCCTAGATCAGTAGTTCATCTAATCAAAGAGCTACTAAAGAAACAAGCACAATTAGGAGAGAGATACATCAATGCAGATACACTAGAAAGTACTAATAAAGCTCTAGAAGTAATAGAGGAATTCTTGACAAAGAACTCTGGCTTTAAAGATGCTAAAGAGTTCTACAAGTATGTAGCTAGTAAATTGCTTTATCAACACTTTAAGGCTTTTGAGAAGTTACAAGATACCTTCTATACTAAGAACCCTACTCAGAGGATCACATTAGCTAAAGAAGAGTTTAGAAATAACCCTGCTCTTAGAGCTGCAGAGTATGGTAGATACTTTGCACAAAAACAGAATAGCTTAGTTACTAATAGTATGATTGCAGTAGATAAGAAGGTAGTTAATCCTTCAATTCAAAGTAATTTATATACTACTAACCTAAACAGAGCTAGAAATGACGAGTTAGCTATTCATCAGCTAGATTACTCTACAGAAAGTGGATATACACTAGACGGATTTCCTATCAACGATACAGATAACTTACCTATATTAGATGGAGAGGTTTATTCCGTAACTCCTACTGCTTATAAGCAGTTAAAGGACGAAGTTTCTGAAGCTCCTATTAAACAGATACTAGCTGATCTCTCTAGGATTAGAGGTATCCAAGTTAACAACATAGTTATAAATCCTAAGAACTATAAGAAAGAGATAGAAGCTAAGGCTACTAATAATGGAGAGATTTCTGCTACTTCTTTAAAGAATGTCTTAAAGGATAATCTACTAGGTAAGCTATCTAGCAATAACTTTAAAGATGTTCTAGAAGCTTTACATTTAGCTTCTTATCTTAAAGCTAATCCTAGCCTATTTGGAAATAGTTTTGTATCTGCAGTAAATGATATTCTAGCAGATATAGACTCTGAACTATCTGACCCACATAATTCTTTCTTATTACCTGATAGCACTACTAAGAAAAGTGTTATAGCTGAAAAGAATAGACAGGATGCTAATGTCCTATTAAAGTATTTACAAGATAATATAGTTCCAGATACTATGTTTAGAGGTTATAGCCAAATAGACGAGTCTTTAGGAAACGATATATCTATTACTGACTTTACTGAAACGTTAAATGATACTATCCCAGAAGAAGCTACTAATACTGAAGGTACAGATGTATCTGATCTTAAAGTACATACTCAATCAGCAGATACTACTGAAGAGAGTATTAGAAAAGGTCTTTACAAAGAGATAACTCTAGAGAATAGCTTTGAGAGCTTAGTAGATACCTTTAATGAGCTATCAGATATGAGTGGATTAGATGCTGAGCATAAGAATATGTATGTAGCATTACTCAATAGGTTCTTTACTAAGACTAATGGAGACAGGTTCTTTAGGGATGGTCTAGAGATTAGAGTGTTTAACTCTACTGGGGAGACTAATGGTAACTTCGACCCTAGAACTAATAAGATAGAGATATTCTTAGGAGATCAAAGAACTAGCATAGGATTATCCCCAGCTGAAGCTTATATGCACGAATTAATCCACGCAGTAACAGAGTATGCTATCCAGTCAGAAGAACCTGAAGCTATAGCAATAGTTAAGAATGCTGAGGGTATAAGACGAGAGCTTATGAGATACTATAACTCTAATCAAGCTAAGCTAGACCTAGCTAATAGGTTAGGATTTACAGGTACTGATGCTCATAAAATAGATAGTGTATCTAGGATATACATAGATTATATGAATGGTAGTATCAGTGAGTTTATAACCATAGCTATGACTAATAAAGAAGTTCAGAATGATCTAGCTAAGTTAAAGCATAAAGAAGCTAGAGGCTTCATTGAGAGATTAGTAAGGTTCTTTAGTAGATTACTCAATGCTCTAACTAATACTCCACAAGAGATAGACCTAGAGCATAATTCAGGTAGTCAAGCAGTATATCAACTAGCTGTAAGACTAGCTAACAATAACAATCAATTACAGAGTGTCTATAAGGATTTGAAGTATAAGAGTACCTTACAGAAATGGTTGGGTGTAGCTGATAGTTTAACTAATAAGACAGTATCTCAATGGATTAAGAATGAAGCTACTAAGCTAGAAGCAGGTAATCCAGCTAAGAACATATACTCACTAGCTAAGTATCTAATGTTTGCTCCTAGAAACCCAGTTATAGCCCATAAAGCTATGAAACTATTAGTAAATGACTTTGACTTCTCTCCTAATGGTTTCTTAGCTACTACGTTATCAAACATTTCTACCCTAGATGATGCTAAGAGAAAGGTTAATGAACTATTAGCTAAGTCAGCTAACTTAGATAAAGAGAGATTAATGCTTCATACTAGCTTACAGAAAGAGTTAAAGAGTAAGTTCAGCAGAGATTTAACCCCAACAGAGAGCAAAGAGCTAGGTAAGATAGTTCAAGTCTATGACTTAAGAGCTATAGATAACGATATTAATCGCTTATATCCTACATATTTTGCAGGTAAGACTAACTCTCAAACTAGAGATAGAATTAGAGCTGAGATTAGAGAAACTCTCAGTGATCTTTCTCAAAATATGTCTAATTATTTAGTATCTGGTAACAATAACCGTATAGCTTCAATACTTGCTTACTATAACGAAAAGACACAAGAGCTGGCTGATTATATTAGTAAAGGTCAGATTAGCTCTAATATGCTTCTAAATGCGTATAACATAGCACAAGGCTTAACACTCCCAGATATAGTAGATAATAGACTTAAAAACAAGAATGAGATCATAAATCAGAAGAAGGTATCAGAATTAGCTCAGAAGCTAGATAAGCTAATATCTCTAAGAGCCTTAGTGAATGCTTCAGATAAGACTTTATCTACCTTCAGAGAGTTATATGAGAGTGATCTAACTAATGCTGGTGTAGTCAATGCCTTTGATATGCATAAGATGTCTAAGCAAGGACTAGAAGATGAACTACTAACTAAAGGAGTTATCTCTAATGAAGTTAAAGGGTATGTTAGAACTAGAACTAATGAGAGTGTAGATATTATCGTAGCACCTATAGCTGAAGAAGCTGATCTAAAAGCAGATGGTTATAAGCTAGTTAAGAACTATGCTAAAGTCTTTAACTTTGGTGGTAGAGGCTTAGGTATGTATATCTCAACAACTAATATGCAACCTAAGTTCAATAGAGGTGTTATAAGAACTACATCTAATAGCTCAAGGGGTATGACTATTCAGTCAGCTGTAAATAATATGTATCCACTAGAAACTACAGCTAAGAAGCAAGCTATAGTAGCAGACCTTATTAGTAAGCTAAAAAGAGATAACAGAAATCAATCTGAAGAGTTTGTTCCAGTATTTGATGCTAAAGGACAGATAGTAGATTATAGATTACTCTTATCTCAGAAACAGAAAGAAGAGCTAGAGATAGCTAATACTGATCTATTTGATACTCTACCTAATGCTATCACTAGGTATGTGGATAGAGTTCAATCAGAAGCTCACAATAAAGAGATACTAAAGGATCTAGAAGAGTATTATCACAAGAACAAGGGTAAAGAAGAGTTTATCTACTTAGGACCTGATGGTATCAAAGCTCATAACCCTAGAGTTAAGAAAGAGTCTGACTTAGTTCAATTACAAGAGATATGGGATTTAATACCAGGTACTACTAAGGACTATATCCAAGATAGCCTACAAGGTATGGATCAAGGTATCTATGTCCAAGCTAGTCAGTTTGCTTCAATAGCAGGTAGTAGAGATTTCAGATTAACAGATACTGATGCCTTTAAGAGAATAGTGCCTATAACTTACTTTAGACGTTTAGCTAAGATGATGGAGTATGGGATAATCAAGATGGGTAAATGGGTAACTCAGAAGATAGTTCTTACTAACCCTGATGTAATCATAGGTAACTTAGCGTCTAACCAACTGGTATTAACTACCTTTGGATTAGATCCAGTAACTTCTATGAAGTATTATGCAGAGGGTATTCAGTATATCCAAGCATATAACTATCTAAAAGAGAAAGAAGTTCTACTTAAGAAGGATATGGAGTTAGCTACTGACCCTAGAAAGAAAGCTATAGCTGAAGATAAGCTAACTAAGCTTAGAAATAAGATGAAGAGTAACCCTATCTATAAGTTTGATAAGAAAGGACTTATCTCAGACATAGCTGAAGATCTACCTAAGACTGAAGAACAGCAAGACTTTATAGACAGAGCTATAGAGAAGTCTTTAAATAAGGTAGGAGTACCACAAGCATTCAGAGAAGCCTTTGATGTAGTAATGGTAAATGAAGGAACTACGTTACATAGTGCTTATGCTTCATTAGTTAAATACTCTGACCTAGTAGCTAGATATGCCTTATATAAGCACATGAAGCTTACAGATAACCTTACAGATCAAGATATGTTTGACCTACTAGATAGAGCATTCATCAACTATACACCAGCTCAGCATCCGATACTAAAGTATGCTAACGATATAGGTTTTGCTAGATTTACAAAATACTGGCTAAGAGTTCAATCACATATCTCAACAGATCTATTAGATAAACGCTTAGGTAGTACGATGTTACTTCACGGAGCATTGAAGCTAATGGGAGTACCTATCTCTTCTCCTTTAAATGCCATATTCTTTAGGAAGTTTATGAATTATGATACAACTTTTGGAATACCAGGTGTAACAGATATAGACGAGATCTATGATGATTTAGCTGATGGTTTGATTATTACTAATCCATTAGTAGCATTGAAGAAATTGTTTTAGAAAATAACTCCCAGTCTTTAGCTGACGAAACGAGAAGACTGGGAGATTTACTCAGTGAGGCAGAATAAATGGTTGGTCATTATCTGACCATAATAGAGAGAAGGTGGAAAAACGTAAAGACCTTCTCTCATAAATAGGATCTCTATGAAACAGGAGTAACTATACCATCTTTATCTAAAGTAAGACTTAAATGGTTCATTCTCTCTCTAACTAGATCCTCAGAAACACCTTTAGGTAAAAGTGTCATTATGTAATCAAGAGTTCTTTGCTCTTTAGGCATCACATCACTCGCAGCGATAGCTAGCGTTTGATCTAAGAGATGATAGAGTAAAGTCATATCAATACCTAGATCAGACTCTAATTTCTTCTCTACGGGCTTGCTAGAGCCTTTAATGAGCTGTTCATATACTAGCCAAGAATATCCTGCAATATCTTTCCAGTGATCTGGTTCTAAAGTATCTCCACAAGATATTCTAGCAAGCTTATGGCATATCATATCGATAGCTTCTAAGACGTAGCTAGGAGCTTTCTTAGAGATGTTCTTCTTAACTAGCTTCTTTAGCTCCTGAGCTAATTGACTATTAGTAGCAAAGTCTCCGTGAGTTTTACCTCTCTGGGATAGAGTATCTTCTAGCTCAGTCATTGAACATCTTTCTCACAGAAGGCATAGCTGTAAATTTGATACGTTTCTTTGTCTTATTATGAGGTCTAACATCAAACCTACCAAATCCCTTAATACTAACTGTATTACCAGCATATAGTTGCTCTAGAATAGTATCACAAAAAGCTTCTATCAATATAGACATATCCTTTATGGCTATCTCTGGTAAATCAGCTTTCTCTTTAACTAGCTTAGCAAACTTGTATCTCTTGTTTAGAATCATAATTTCTCCTTTATGTAGTGTAAGATACCTAAAGCATCACTTCTACCATCTAGTAAGCCTTTACGTTTACCTAGAAGCTCTGCATTAGGATATATCTGTAGTATGGCTTCAGCTATCTCTTGCTTAGTAGCTTTATTAAGCCCTAGATACTTCTGCCATTGTCTTGGTTGAACTAACTCATAAGGTATATCTAAAGCTTCAGCTATACCTATTAGTTCTCCAAATCTTTGACCAAAAGTAAATGTAGAAGCTACACCTTGATTAGGCATAGAGTGAACTAACTCTATACCTAATAGCTGTAAAGGATAATCCTTAAGGGCTTCTATATAGCCTTTGATACCTTTAGCTTTATAATCCACGAATGTGAATACATCAGAGCTATGGAGAATTACTAATGCTCCATTAGCACCTGGATCTATAGCACCTATCATTAGTCAGCAAAAGGGTTCTTAACTGCTGGAGCAGTCTCTTTAACTTGAACTTTATCAGCAGGAGTATCTTTTCTCCTAGCTTCTAGCCAAGCTTTAACTTCATCTTCAGTCAAATTGTTTTGATATGTACTCTCTGAAGCTTTAGCTTCCTCTTTCTCATATTGTTTACCATAGTTAGCTCCAGAGATAATCTCACTAGCTGTAGCTTTATCCTCTATTCTGAAGAAGTTAGCTATCTCAAACTTCTGTTTGATTTCATCGTTATAGACTGAATAGACAGCTCTAACTCTAACGATAACCTCTACACCAGAGAATTGATCTAGGACATCAAACTCTTTCTCTACTTGGTCTTTACCTACTTTGTGAGTCTGTTTAACTGGATCGTAGATAGTATCAAATCCTGCTATTACACATAGCTTATTAAACAATGCTCTCTGAAAGTGTTCGTTGCCTTGATTATCGTCTAGTTTAAGACCATATAGAGTATTAGATGTGCCTTTATAATCTACGTTAAAGTCTATGCTTCTAGCTCCGTGAGTATTAACATTTACTGCTGCGAAGTTAATCTTTACTGGGTACATACCACTTTGTAGGATATATGATTTACCTGAGTCTTTTACTGCTTCTTGAGTTTTCTCTACGTTAAAAAATGCCATTGTTGTTCTCCTTATAAAATGTATTCTTCAGCTTCTGTTTTAGCTGATGTTAGTTGATCTAGATATTTGTTAATATCAAACTCTGCCATAGGTACTTTTAGCTCGTCTACCTTAGTAGTATCTTTACCTAGTATCTCTTTAAGAGTAGTCCTAGCTGGTAGTTTTAGAGCTTTAAGATAGACTATTAGCTTACCTGATGATTTCTCAATAAAGATAGAGTCATTTACTACTGAACTCCAACTGCCGTGTTGGGCAAAGTTACCCTGAGCTGGGATAGTGTGTGATCCAGTCTTCTCGTTGATAATCGTATGTCCTACTATTACTACTGATACTCCATTAGGTAGTAAGACATCTTCGATATAGGCATTAAATGCTGCTGTATCTAGGTTGTTTTGCTTATGGATATCAAAGCCATTGTATTTAACACTATTGTAGTATGCCATAGCAGCATACATCTGTGTAACAGTATCTATAACTATGAACTTAGGATACTTCTTAAACTTCTCTTTATAAGCTCCTATCTTCTCGTTAATGAAGTCTGTAATACTATTCATACCTCTGTAATCTTTAAAGTTAGCGTGAGGCACTGAGAAAGGATATTCTTTCCTATCGAAGTTAATTATCAGAGCATCTTTAATCTGACTGGTCAAAGTACTCTTACCACTAGCTTCATAACCGCTAACTAATAGCTTAATAGCTTTACTCATTTATTCTCCTCTCATATACGTTGAATATCTTATTTTTGAACTTAGGTTTAAGTACTAAGAAGACTATCTGCCAAGCAATGTCTTCAGTAGTTGCTGAACCTTCGTAAACTACTTCTAGAGAATGATCTAGAAACATATCTTCTACACTACTATCCTCTTTAGGATCTTCAATACTATAGATATCAAATATCATTCTTCAACCTATAGTCTGAATATAGTAGATATGTTAGTTCTGGATACTTTTTACTAGCTAGATAGGTTTCTGCTATGAGCTTTAGATAATCCTCTATGAACTTCATATCCTCATCAGTTATACAATGTGTGCAAGGTATAACTTGTGCTGGATAATCCTTCAAAGGCTTACCTGTCTTTTCACTTATCCTACCCACTATGTTGTTAGTAATCCATACTATTCTCACTCTGTTAATATCTACACCTAGCTTCCTATAAATATAGGCATAAGTTAGTAATTGCCACTTATAGTTATTAGGTATATAACCTTCCTCGATACTTGTCTTAGATGTTGTTTTAAAGTCTATTAGAGTATCTCCTATGACTGCATCTGCTGTGCCACCTACATATACACCTCCTTCTAGCTCTGTGATAATTGTCTCTTCACTTCTCTCTGGTATTCCAAATACCCTTAGATAATCGATAAGAGCTTGTCCCATAGGTACAAATTGACTAGCTACATAATCTCTATCTACATCAGGATTATCCTTCATAGAGTCAATATAAGCATAGATCTCACTCTTATCTACCTTACCTAGTTGAATATAGCTTTCAGCTACTCTATGCACACAAGTGCCTAGCACTGATGCTGTATTGCCTAAGAATTGTTTATTACCAATAACATTCTCTTGATACCATTCCCACTTCTTATCGTTGAACTTGGCTACACTAGAAGGGCTTATTCTAAAAGCACCTTCAGGTAATAGACCTTCATAGTTCTCTTGATAGTTCATTGGCTTCATCTGTTTCTCCTTCCTCTAAACTGCTGTAATAGTAATATGCTTCTTGTATAGGATCATCATAGGGTATTAGGTCTTCTAGCAACTCTATAGCTTGCATCTAGTATTACCCCTTTCCTAACGCAATAACCTAGTCTATACACCATAGCCACTACTGATTGTTCAGTTCTATTATGAGATACTATCCCTAGTAGATATGACAATTTCTTCTGTGATGGTGGTGTAGTAGGTTTAGCTGCTGCGTGAATAGCATTTAACTCAGTTTCACTCCAGAATCTATATGAATGATCTTGCTCATTAGTAAAGATATTTTTAACCTGTTTAGCTTCAACAATAGGTTGTATCTTTTCAGTTTCAATATCCTTAACTATGTTGCCTTTAGCTGTTTGCATTATAGTATTCTTAATTAAACTAATGCTAATAGCTAAGTCATCTAGCATCCTAGATGCTTTCTCTAACATTGGATTCATTTCTTGTCCTTTAGATATTTATAATTTCTAGTTTCTCCTACATAAAGATGTGCTTTATACCTCATACGAGATATAGCTACATACATTAGTTTGAGAAACTCCTCTATACTAATAGGTCTGTTGTAGTTGTTATACTTAGTAGGCTTTCTAGTAAGTTGTTTAAATACGTCTGTAGCATCTATGAAGACTTCATCTAAGGTCATACCTTGAGCTTTATGTATAGTGCTAGCATATATGTGTTTAGGATGCATATACTGATCAGATACTTGCCAGTAGCTATCAGGATTATCTCTAAGAGTAGTATCTAAGATACACTTCTCTTGCTTCTTATTCTTAGTTACTTTGAAGCTAAGAGTTTCTCCATCATTACTGATAGCTTGGATATACCAGATACCATTAGTATCTTGATTAGCTTCAAACACTTCAACTATGTCTCCATTCTTGGCATAACCTAAAGGTTTATCTAATACTAATAGATCTCCTACTGAATAGAGATCATCACTAGCTAATGCTCTGTTATAGCTATCTATGCAGCTATTACTATAAGCTAATATTCTCTTAGTTAAAGTGCAATCTAAATATGCCCTACAGAAGTCCTTATGTGAGTTATAAAGCAAAATGTTCTCAGGTAAGCCTTCTCTAAAGTTAGGCATCTGTTTTGCCTTTATAGAGCTTCTAAGGCTCTCTAAATAGCTATGTAGAACTAAGTCATCAGCAGATTGTCTCATTTGCTCAGTAAGAGTGAACTCTACATCAGGTTTAATATCAGCTCTAAGACCTATTGCTGGTAACTGACATTCATCCCCTACTAATAAGATACGCTTATACGATCCATTTAAAGCCTTCTGATAGACTTTATTGGGTAGCATAGACATTTCATCGATTATTAAGAGATCTGCTTGTAGAGGCTCTCTAACGTCGCTTAAATACTGTTCTATACCATTACGAACCATATTGAAGCCTAAAGCACTATGAGTTGTGTAAGCTTTAATACCTATGGCTGTCTGTAAGTTATTCTTAGCTTTGTGCGTAGTTGCAGTAACTAGGATACTACCTTTGTAGTCTTTGATTATCTGTGAGATACACGTCGATTTACCACTACCAGCTACGCCTTTAAGAACGATAACTCTACCTTCACTATTTGGATCTAAGACGTAGTTATAGACTGCTAGTTGTCCTTTAGTAAGTCTGATACTTTTGTCCATCTGCTAAGACCATTCTCTACATCTACAAACCAGATACCATCTTTATAAAGGTACTTATAATCTATCATCACATCATCTTTCTCGTAGTTAGCTAACTGAGTATGCTTAGGTGCTACATCTTCCCACATCTCACTTCTATCTCTGAAGTAAGCTATAGTAACATTCTTTTCAGGGTTCTCATAACTATGATCCCCATTAGGTTGTAAGTTTTCTTTTAAGCAAGATATATCTCCTAGATTTAGTAGGTCTTCTACCTTACCGTGATCTTTGTAGTAAGTATCTAGCATATATCCTACATACTCAGGATAACCATCAAAGTGGCAGTAGATAAACTTAACATCATTTGTCTTATCATCTAGTTTGCCTATATAACATCTTGTACTCATTTCCAGTTCCTCACTTGATTTAATATTGTATTTTCTAATCTAGAGTGATCCATAGGATATTCCCAGTAATTGTTAATATCTTCAATCAACTTAACTATTTGCTCTTTAGTCATACCTAAGTCCTTAGCGTGCTTAGCTGCTCTGTATAGATTAAGACTACCCTCTCCTTGTTTAGCTTCATAGGCATAGACAAATGTAGATGTAGGATTATTTAACAGAGTAGTTAATTGTGCTTTAGTTAGGTTCTCTACCTTCTGAACGAAAGGTTCATTAGTAGAGTCGTTAGCTATCAGTAGATGTGATCTCACTTCTAATGGCTTAGCATTAGTTACTGATAGTATCTCTCTATTAGCATAGCTAAAGAATATTTGGCTTTTAGGTACTAGATCTACTGATAATCCTAGATATTGAGATACAGACTGAACGAATGTCTTAAACTCTCTATCAGGTAAGTTAATAGGACTATCTAGCTCTACTAATAACCTAAACTTATAAAGGTTCTTCTTATCAGAAGTTTGAACTATGTGATGGTTAATATTACCTAGTATGGTATGTATTTGCTCATAGGTAAAATTACAGTGATCTATATCTAAAGCTAACCACTTAGTATCTCCTACTAGGTTCTCTTTGCTTCTGATACCATTCTTGAACTGAAATGGACTATAAGCATAATCGCCTTTGAGCATATCAGCTAAGGCTTCAAATGAAGTCTCACTATAGACAAACCCTGTAGAACACTTCTTAGCTCTTTTAGCTTTAGTACCAGAGCAAGGTAAGTAGCTAATGCCTATAACATTGGTCTTTATTAGCTCAGTATACTCTATACCATTCTCTAAAGCCTTATAGATACCAGATAGGTCATAGCTAGATACTAGAATAACTATCTCTTTTAGTTTCTTCTCTAAGTTGCTAGTACCTGATATGAAACCTAGTTTCTTAAGAGTATGAATATCTAAGAAGCATCTGTTATCCACTAGATTTTGGTGCATATAGTCAGCTAGGACTTCATAAGGCTCTTTGTTAAGCTCTCTCTCGAACTCCTGCATACAACCATCTAGTAGCTCACAATAGTTGCAAGCTAAGACATAATCTTCTAGCTGTATCTCGTCTCTATTGTGATAGATCGCGAATGCTCCACTAAGCTTTAAAGCTTTCCATTGTAGGTGCATACGAACTATCTTAGATATAGGATATTGCTCCAGAATGGATTTACTAACTATCTCGTTATACTCTTTATAGACATTAAAGAGATTAACTACTTCTTGAGATACTGTGATAGGCTTACCTAGCTTCTCGAATTGACTAGCTGATAGCTTCAAGAAGTATCTATCGAAGTTCTCTCTTAGCTTAAGAGCTTCTAGATCAATAGCATTCTTTCTAGCTAAGAAGTCATCTATTGAGACAGGTAGAACCTTATCAGTTTCCTCTTTAGAGAAGTAAAAGAAGCTACGTCTAGCTAATTTAGAGCTAAACTCCATTTTAAACTGCTTCTTTATTTCGCTATCGTAAAGGATATTTGAGCTACTACCCATAAATAGAGCTGATACTGGTAGGTTACGTATCTCTTTAGATTGGTTCTCTTTAGCTTTAAGAACTTTAACCTCTTTCTTACCCTCGTCGTAGAGTTCAGAAATTAGTTGAAAGTTGCTAGAGATAACCTTAGAGTTAGACAACTCAGCACCTATCTCTGAACTAAAGATATATCCAGCTCCTATAGTTCCTTGCTCTATCTCATTTAGATACTGGATATAGCCTTCAGTTGTAGATGGTGCTACTCTTAAAGGTATAGGTTGATCATAGAACTCCTTGTAAGCTTCATAAGATGTAGGCTTAGCCTTATTCTTACTCTTGGCTATCTCGATAGCTTTATTTCTAGCTTGAGTATCTCTAAACTCTTCTAGTATCTTATAGCTACTATGAAAGTTCTTTCTTAGTAGGTTAATTGAACTATCTTTACCAGTACCACTAGCACTTATACAAAAGGTAATAGCATTAATTGGTATGCTACTACCATTCCAGTGTAGGATATTTCTCCTAAACTGAGAAGCATAGAGAACTAGCTCACTGACAGCTAATACTGCCTTCATCTGTGAAGGTATAGTATCATTAGCTATTGTCTTACCTAATTCCTCTATGAAGCTAGGGTATCTAGGTAGTAGAACATTGTTCTCTCTTAGTTTCTGTTCAAATATGTTTTCTATCATTTATCTACCTCACTATATCGATGTAGAAACCTACATCATAAAAGTCTAACATTCTAGGTATGTCAGACACCACATCTTCTTTAGTACATAGTTTGTCAAATCCAGCTGAAGTTACAAATTGAAACTTACCATCTAGATCATACACATATCTAGCTGCTAAGTTTCTCTTAGTGCTACCTTGTTTAACTCTTAGTTTGGGTATGTGAGGACTATATAAGTAAGCTTCTTCAATAGGAGTTACTTCTCCTATATCAGATAAGACTTCAATATCTCTAGCTAGTATAAATATCTTTGATAGGGTGCTATAGCAACCTATCAATTCTCTGTTAGCATCTAGTATTAGCTTATTGAAGAATATTTGCCCTGTAGTTAAGAACTCTACTGGATAATTAGCTTCTGTGGTGTACCACATTTATGATACTTCTCTAGAAGCTTACTTAACTGTATTGCTCTATCTCTGTTTAGAGCATATATGGCATCACTTAGAGTATCGTTATCTACGTACTCTAGTAAATCAGCTAAAGATGATCCATCTATGTATAAGTTAGCAAGATCAATCTCTGTCTTTTTAAACTTGCCATTACATATATGCTGTGTGTATTGGATCATTTCTTTAACCTCTCATTAATCTCTTGCTGTTGCTTCAAGATCTGCTGTAGTAGAAGTATCTGTATATTCTGACCATCGTTAAGATCTTGTAGTAACTCTTCTTGCTTACGATCTTGATAGTCCTTGATATAGTTATCAGAACAATAAGCATCCATAACGATTAAACCTAGTAGCAATATAGCTACTAATACTAATGTACCTTTCATATTTCACTCTCCATTACGTCTATTGCTAGAAAACTAGCTAGAGCTTGAACAGCTCTCCATTTATAATCATCTAGGTCAGCACCTAGATAATCACCTAAGTAAGCTAATGTAGAACTACAACCGATCTCATTAGCCTCTTGTTTTAGCCAATCTAGCATATCGTCCTCATTAGCATCAAAGAACTCAGACATATCTGCACAACCTATCAGACCACTAAAGCCAGCATTAGCTCCACAATTATAGATGTCATATAGTCTTTGTAATAGATCCTCTCTATCACTTACTCTGTGTAAATCCATCTGTTTAGCTAAAGGCTTAAATAGAGGATGTTTATCAATAGCATCCTTGATTATCTTAAATACCTGAGACTTCTTTAACTCCATACCATTCTTATAGTATTCATATACCTCTCTCATTGTTGCTCCTCATATTCTTTAAGAACTTGTCTAGCTCTAACTCTACCTGAGTCAGAGATACCTTTATAAGCTGTAAGAGCCTTCATATAGTCTCCGTTATACTTAGTTAGGTAATAACTAAGAATGAATGCCGTAGCATATATCTGCTCTTCATAGGTCTTATTAGGTATCTTCCAATATAAGGCATTAATACCACCTAAACCAGATACTGTAGGACTGCTATGTTTAGTCTTAGTGCTAAACTCACTCTCAGAGTTGATTAAAGCTGTTAGTAGTCCTGCATCTATGTCATACTCCCTAGCTGCTCTATAGGTTATCTCTGCTAGATCAATATCTTTATTCCTCATCTTAGAATATATAACGTTAATCTCGTTCATTCTAGACGTTTCTAGAGCGATTGAGTGTTCAACTAGACCTAGACTATCAGCTAAAGCCTTTTCGCTCTCTGTGAGCCTCTGAGATAGCTTCTCGTTGTCTTCCATAGCTCTAGCACCAGCTAGTAGGATTAAGATAATAATCCCTGTAGCCATTATAGTTACAGCAGCTAGAATAAGATTAAGCCAGCCTTCTTTGTTGTATAACCATTTATACATACCTTCTCCTTTAGTGTGTTTCGTATTGATTAGCTCCAAAGTGTGGAGTACCATGCACCTGATATTTAAGCCCTAATTGATCACTAGCTGTTTTGAAACCTTTAATTAGAATATCCTTAACAGAATCTTTAATCTCAGGATTAATTTCTAAATTTAAGGCATCGTGAATATTGGCTACATAAGCAAACTCTTTACCGTGAGTGAAAAGATGTCTTAATTGTTTATCCACTTCTACTAAGTAATACTTCATAAAGATAGCTCCAGCAGACTGTAGTAGTAGATTAAAGGCTTTATGCTTAGCTCTGACGTTCAATAATCGTCCATCTAATCCAACTATCTTATTGTCCTTTATTGAAGCTATGGTAGCCTCTAGAAGCTGTCTATAGCCCTTAGTATTATCTCTAAACATTTGAGATGTTCTAGCTCCATAAATGGTCTGGTAAATTAGGGTATCATCAAATGGTGCTAATGTTCCTTTAGCTATAGGGTAGAACTTCTTACCATCTATTATCTCTATCCTATTCTCGATCTTATCAAGGGCTATAGCATACTCTTGAGCTGTATATTCAAATGGTTCTTTGTTCCATACCTGTATGCCTATTTTAGTCTCTCCAGCCCCATATATAGTGCTATAAATGAACGTTTTACTGAGATCTCTAGTAGGTAATCCCACTCTATGTTGATTCACGGTATGTATATCAGTACCTTTAGATTTATCTCCAGTATCTACTGTATGGGCAAACTCATAACTATCATAAGGACTTAGATAATGTCCTAACATTACCAGTTCAAGCGAATCAGCATCTACGTCTACTAGAAGCTTATCTTTTGGCACACATAGAAGTTTCCTAAATTCAGGATCACGAGGTAACTGCGTTATATTCATTTATATTCCATATAGGTCGTTAATCTATATGCGTTCTCTTATGAACTGCTGCATATTACTATGCAGATTAGACTATATCAATACCTTCAGCATTATCTGTTAAGGTAGCTACTTTTTCCGCCTACTTAGGCGTACTCTCTTTCGAGATAGTCGTTGAGCTTTTATCAATTACATTCTTAGGACGATCTAACTTATAAGTATCTATGATCCAATTTACGTGTAAAGCAGCTTCTTCTTCTGTTTTAAACTTTCTTGGACATAAATTTTTACCGTTATGAGTTACTTTAGCTAAATAGTATTGAGTACGTTTTCCTTTATACTCATAATAGGTTATACCTACATTAAAATACTTTGTTTTAGATCTTGCGTTCTTTCTGCCTACATAAGATTTATGCTTTTCTAAATCGTGCAAGCCTTCATCATACGCTTTCTGAATATTCTCTGAACAAGTAACCCATTGTAAATTACTTGCTCTATTGTTGTCTTTATCATTGTCAATATGGTCTACATATTTCTTATTAGACGGATTATTAACAAATGCTGAAGCTACTAATCTATGTATTAGATAGTGCTTCTTATAAAACTTAACAACTAAATATCCAGAGTTATTCCTAAAAGGTTTTAATATTTGGGAAGTTTCCTTATTACGTATTTGTCCTAAATCAGACACTTCGTATTTTGGATTATCCTTTACTTCTTTCCATATTTCTGTAACTGAACTTAGCATAGTGTTGTCCTTTATAATTGGGATATTGTGTTATGATAACACAAGTACCTTAAAAGGAGTTTCACCATTTAAATAGCATTTCATTTAGGGTATTTCTACTCTAACGCCCTATATTAAGGCAAGCTATGTGTCATCCTCATCGTGTTTGCACCGAGACTATCAACCTTACCGTGAAGCCTATGTGTGTCAGTATTGTAAAGCTTAATAAGACTATTATCTCCTAATAGTAATTGACCTAGATCTTTTTTAACTTTGAGATAAGCAAAGATGTCTGCCATAGTTTCATTCAGAGTACTCATTTAGTAGCCTTTCATTAAACTTTATGGCTTGGGTAACATCTCTGATCCTCTGCTCATCTCTTTGCTCATACGGAGCATTTACAAGCTCTTTAAGAAGTATTTTACTAGCTTCTATCTTAGCTCTATAATGCTCCTTAGCATCTGGGAAGTTACTGATGTCTTTACCATAGAGATACTCAGTAGTCTTCATCTGGTAGCCCTTCTCCATAGTACTCGTCATCATCTTCGTAGTCTCCTTCTAGTTCAGTATCATCATCTACGAAAGTTTCATCATCAGAACCATCTTGGTATACTTCCCACGGATCTCCATCATCTAAGCTATCCATCATAGCTCTTTGCTCCCAATAAGCTTCTAAATCTTCATCATCACGTTTCATATGCTCTCCTTTACTATATATTTAATAGACTTCTCGTGACAAGAAGCCTGTAACTCTTTAGCTCTTGCTAGAGCAACTTGTTTGCTAGTATAGACAGCTATAACTATCTCACTACCATCTTTAGCTTTCTCGATCACCTCATAGCTCTTCATCATAATCTCCTGTTAGTACATCTTCATCGATTTTGATATTACCTTTATCTGTAAAGATACTAGGTTTCCAACCATAGGTAGCCATCAATCTACTAGCTATCTGTTGCCTAGAACCTGGATTAAATTTAGTTAGCTTAATCTTCTGAGCTTCTCCCTCTACCCTAGAGATAATTATCCTATAAGGGTAATCTAACCACTTCACACTTTTCTTAGGAAACTTCCAGTAACCCTTCTTATCAATTTGCAAAGGCTGAAAGTAATCTGTTATGTTGTAGTGCTTAGGATATACCCTAACTATGACCTTTCTGTTCATAGGTTTGCTAGGTGTAGTAGGATTACCATCAGGTTCAAACTTAGGTGGAAATATCTCTTGAAGCTTATGTTCTAGGTTCATTTGCTTAAACCTTAGCTTAGTAGCTAGTTGCATAGCACTATCAATATCGAAGTAGAAACCATATTCTTGCTGATCATAGATAATAGAAGCTACCTTATACTCTAGCTCTCTTATCTTAGCTGAAGGATAGTTCTTATCTCTAATCAAGGCTTTATATAGCTTATAAGTAACATCTACGTCTCTCTTACAATATGTAACCATATCTTCATTTAGTTCAGTAAAGTCCTCATAATCTATCTTGTTAAGTCCTAGACGATAACCAAAAGCTTTAAGAGAATAACTAGCTATTAGCTTCTTAGGATAATCAGCTATTGAGTAGTCTATTTTCTCTAGTATGTCTTTAGGATACATAATCTTAGTATCTATCAAGGTATCTACTATCTTAGGCTTTAGCTTACCTAGTAGCTTCTCTATTACAGGTATATCAAACTTACAGATATTATGACCTACTAATAGATCTGCACTATTTAAGATGTCTAGGACTTGATCTAATGAACCATCTGAGTTACTAAGGGGTTTATACGTGTAACACTTAGTTTCTTCGTCATTGACCTTTATAGCTACGCAGAAGATGGTGTTTATATTAGATACTAGCTTAGGGATAGTTTCAGTTTCTATATCAAACGTTACTATTCTCATTAGCTATATCCTCAAATAAGAACTTATGTTCAGCAGGGATTGCTTCATAGACAGCTTTAGCTAATGATCTAATAGCTTTATGAGCTGATTTAGAGAGCCTTAGCTGTAAGAAGTTTCTAAGAGACCTAACGTTGATAGTCCATACTAGATCAGTTAGATAGTTCTCTGGTAAGAGATACTTAACATCATCTATTGATGCTCCGTCTAGTAGGACTTCTCTTACGAACTCTAGTTGCTGAACTTGAAAGTTAGTATTTACTTCAGGATTGATCTCTATGAACTCACTAGCTCTATCTAGGTCATACACATAGCCAGGTTTGTCTTTATTATAGATTATAAACGACTTCTCATACTTTAGTCTTTTGAGCGTATATCTGGTACTTTCTACGCTATAGCTGCAAATCCTATGACGTGAGAGTTCCATTAGCACAAATCTAGTAATATCCTGAATGTTAAAGCAATAGTAAATATGCTCAAATATGCTCTCGTGTTTATTCTTAAACAGTAGTCTTTGAAGTAGCTCTTTATCTACTTCAGATATATTATCTGTAGGCTCTCTATAGTTACCACCTTTGTGAAAGCTATTCCAACACGTTCTAGCGGCTATTACAGCGTTAGAAAGCTTGAAGTGATCTAATACCCTTACTTCCATTAGTTCTCCTCTCTATGGCTCTGTAAAGCCTCTTTATAAGCCTCTCTACAATTCTCCTCTTCAGTATGATCTGCTAGATCCTCTTGTTTATCGTGAAGACAAGTCTTGAAGGTTACTTTATGCTTAAAGTCTAACTTAGCTCCGCAAGAAGGACACTCAACATAGTGCTGAGGTACTAATGCAAAGCAACATTGACACTCAATCATATCTTTCTCCTAACTATTGCAAAGTTCTTGCAACTGATATTCTTGAATGCCTCATTGAGTGTAGGATATACTCCTACACATTGCCCTTTCTCTACTAATTTATACATATTTTCTCCTTTACTGCAAAACTGCCCATAGGGCATTAGTGAATACTAATGACCATTAGGGCATTACTTTTCACTGAGAAGCATAAATTCATTGCCATCAGCAAATGCATGTGCTTTAACTACGAATGTAGTGCCTTCAGGTGCTGTCTTATTTTCTTTAGCAGCTTCTTTAGTAGCATTCTCCTCTGATAAGAAACCTTTGTGAAAGTGAGTCTTATCGCCTTTAACTATTCTTACTTCGTAGAACTTAATCATATTTACTCCTTTAGTCTAAAGCCTAAGAGATACATAGGTTGCCATTTGAATGTATCGTGATATGGTGCAAAGTCTTTATCTGCTTTCTCTATAGTGTTTCTAGTAGGAGATAGAGAATACTCTTTATCAAGGTAATCATAGAACTCGAAATACCATAAGACATCCTTCTCTGATACAAACATATCTTCGATAACTTCTCTATCAGTAATCGTTGAGCTTTCTAATTCATACTCGTCATCATAAACGTTCTTAACTAAGAAACGAGTTGGATTTAGCATATTCTCTGCTGTCTTACAAACTAAGACATCTCCAGCTTTGAACTTAGATTCAATCTTAGACTTTATTCTATACATACCACCTTCAAAATCCCAGATATCAAATACCTTAATCATCCAGCTATCGGTATTTTCGTCATAAACTTCAACTAGCTTCTTATCCTTAGCATAAGCTGTAAGAAGCTCTATTTTCTCTTCTAGTTTCATAATTAGTCCTTTCTAGTGATTCTAAATCCCATTTCAAACATAGGGCTGTATGTCTCATTAGCCCAACCTTTAATCTCTCCTAGCTTCATCATAGTTGGAGCTAGAGTGTATCTGTCCTCTTTGTGATAGTGTATAACGTGCCACCAATAGACATCATTAATGTTTAGATAGTTAGCATCTATGGCTTCTATAGGTGTTCGGTTATATACTTCTTCCCACTGATATTCTCCTGTGCTACTAAAGCCTTTAACAGTAACTATAGGTGGATTGAAGATACCTTCATCAGCTATACGAACTAACTTATCTCCTATCTTGAACCTAGCATCTGGATTACTCTTAGGCTTACTATTAGGTTTTACTCTATAGGTATATAGATCAAAGTCTAATTCAGTAGTCTTTAGGTCTTCCCAGTCATCTGTTTCTCCATCAGTTTCAGAGTATTGAATAGTTAAACCTTTCTCCATAGCTTTGAGTATCTCGATCTTTTCTTTTAGTGTAGTCATAAATATCCTTTAGATTAATTTGCAGAGCCATAGAGAGCAAATAAGTCTCTAAGGCTATAATTTATCGTCTGAGAGACGATCGTTGCTTAGAAGCGATCCTAGAGCTATCTATGACTAATGGTTCTCCTCTACCATAAGCATAAGCTAACTCTACGAATAGATCATCTAAGCTAAAGTATTTCTCTGTGTCAAAGCCTTCTAAGCTATAGGTTACTAGATTACCAAAACGTTGTTGTTCAGTAATACTATTTGGTGTAACTGATACTAATAGTTCGTCTCCATTGATCTCAATCAGTGGGAAGTTAGCTATATCAATCATCACATAATAGCTAGTAACATCTTGCCTAAACTCAGCTAGATATTGCTTAGAAGCTAGAGCATTTATAACCTCTACCTTACGAAGGATATTGAGAGTATTCTCTGTTTCTGAGAAGTGTATCTGCTCAGTAGGAGTATGCTCATTGTAGTATCCTATACTTAGATTAACGCAAGCTAGATCACATCCCTCTGCTATGTTACTAGCATCTGTAAATGTCCCAAAGGCTTTCTTATACCCTTGCTTCTCAAATATCTCTGTTAGCTCATTATTGTCATAGCCATATAGAGCTACATCCTTAGACCCTTTACGATCTAAGCCTACTAATGCTGTGATGTTATCATTCATAAGAGGGATATACTTCTTACTACCTACACCTCCTATCTCTTCATCTAAGAAGAAACCAAAGGCATAAGGTAATCCACTAGCTAGTAGCTCTAAAGCTATGTAGACACCACAACGATCGTCTCCTCCAAGACAAGCTTTCTTAGTAGATGCAGGTAGTCCTATGTAATCTTTATTGATATACAGATCAGACCTCTCTAGTGGTGTCTTTCTATGTGTGTTTATAGTATCTAAGTGAGCACACATAAGTGGGTATCTTTCTACATTCTTAGGGATAAACACTATCCCACCTTCAAACTCTTGTTTAGTATATAATGGAGCATATATACCACTGATGTGGGCTAATAGCTCCTCTTGTGAAAGCAATAATAGCTCAACTAACTTCTTCATCATAATCCCATTCTCCTCCTAAGTCTTTTACTATTTGAGCAAACTCTTCAGCATCTCCTTTACCTTCTCTCAAGCAATTCTCAAAATGTTCTCTAACTACGTTTACAAAGTAATCATCATAGATATAGTAGTTAGGTCCTAAGCTTTTAATTTCTATAGCCAGCTCTTTAGGTACCCAGTTAGAAATATTGTCGCTTAGCATATCTTCTACAGCATTACTTTTAGCTACCATATAGCTAGTGTCATCTGAATCTTGAAACTCTACAAAATCAGGATTCTCTATATTGATAGGTTCGTCTCTATCATCCCAGCTATAATACCAGCCATTACCATAGTCATCTTCGTGGTAATAGTCTTGCTCTGTCTGACTCCATATAGCACAATCTGATGAAATATGACTATCTAGATTGTCTGACCATACAGCATCGTCTTCATCTATATCTCTATTTTCATACTCAGACCATACTAGACCACCACTTTCGTCCATATCCCTTGTATAGCCATCGGTAGAGAGCAATACTCTATAGTCCTCAGCATTTACTTCAGTAGCTAACTCTCTAAGATTATTACTCTTGTGACCATAGACATTCCAGTTATAGTAGTAAAGCCTATTTAACTTCTTATCCCATAAGCTAAATCTATCCATCCAGGGATAGCAACTCTCTTTGATATCTTTAAATGGGTTCTCTATGTATAAGTCCCAAGTATCTATACACTCTAATTCATCTAGCTTTAGGATACCTTTAGCTTTAAGCATACCTCTGAATATCTCTCCATACTTACCCTCTAGCTGGTAGATCTTATCGTGTAGTTGGTAATCAATAGGTTCATCATCACTACTATTGAAAACTACATTACTATTCCACACTATACATCTAGCTAAGATATTAGTTGTCTTGTTAGATGTGAGGTAATATATCTTACCCATAGTATCTAAGGGCTTAAACTTATAGCCTTGACCCTTCATACAACTAGAAGGTAAGTTTTCTAGATTATAGCCTTTAGATATATCAATGGTGTTAAGCTTATACTCTACAGGAGATTCATCTATGAACATTCTAAATAGTTCTCTAATCTTCCTATTCTTAGCTTCATCAGAAACATCATAGATACTAGCAGGTATCTCTATAATACTCTCTATAAAAGCCTCTATATTAGACTTCTTCATTTGAGAGTAGCTTAGATTACCATTCTTTAGAGATATGCCTACTACTATACCTGAGTATAGAACATAGATCTGATGCTTAAATCTCTCAGGAGCTAATGTCCTTTGAGTATATATACACTGAATATCCAACTCTTGATTTAAGGTTATAAGTCTCCTATCAGCAAAAGTGAGATTATCAGTTTTGTTGCATTTATAGAAATACTCAGGATCATTACCATAGCTATTCTCAATTATCTTTTCGATAGCTTCCTTAATCATTTGCTTACTATCCATTTATTTCTCCTTCACTAGCATTTCTTTTAATACCTCTAGCTCAATATCTTCTAGATGTCCTTGATTATCCTTAGCGAAGTAATCTAAGACATCCTCTAGCTTATGATCCTTGCTTACATAGACGTTTCTAGATCTAATGTAGATAGCTCTATCTTTAGGTATCTTAAACCCTGTTATGCAGTCATTAGTAGAGTTCTTCTCTGGTATCAGATACTTTTCTCCTGTCTCTGGATCTCTCCAGCTATAGAAATGTAGATCATTCACACCTACTACGTAATCTACCTTATATTCAAGGTTAGGGTAGATAGGTAGCCATACATCGCCTTTACCGTTGATTGGATACCAATCTCCATCATAAGAGGATATGAATGCTTCAGTATCTGTAAGAATATCTCTCAAATAGTCAGAATAGACTTGTCTGCTAGTAGGGATATATCTCTCTTCATACTCTGAGTAATTCTCATCATCTTCATCAGAGTCATCATATTCGCCATACTCTACTGATCCATCTTGAGTTAATAAAGCTCCTAGAACTTTAACTTCTATACTCTCGAAGATAATATCTCGTATATCCTTTCTGTCATAGCCCAAGTCCTGCCAATCGTAGCAGTATAGATAGTCATCCTCTGCTAATAGGTTAAAGGTATCCATCCACGGATAGTATCCATTAGTAAATGGGTTCTTGATTCTTAGATTGAAAGTAACACCATTCCAGAGGTTATATAGTGGATCTATGCCTTTAGCTTCTAAGTGTTGGATCATAAGCTCTTCGGCATAGCCATCTACGTAGTAGAGCCTATCGTAGAGGTCTTTATCTATTCTCTCTCCATTAGCTCTCTCTACTACACCTTTATTCCAGACGATACATCTGGCTACCATTTGGTTAGTAGAGTCTTTAACTAAGACAGCCATCTCCGCTATATTGTCTAATGGGATAAATCTATCTCCTTTACCTTTCATACAGCTATCTGGTAGTCCATCTAAGTTATATCCTTCTGACACCTTATACCAGTCTATATGGTATGCGGAGTTGTCTGGGATAAACATTATCTCAGTTAAGTCTCCTTTATAAGGGTCTTTAGAGATAATCTCTCTCCACAATAGCTCACTATAGCTTCTCTTAGTCTGCTTAACAACTACACCATACTCATTGTGTAATACTCCATACAGAATACTGTGGTAGCTGACATACACAGGGTATTTAAACTCTTTCTTATACCCATCTGGTATCTTGATTGAGTTTATGTAATCTAAACGATAATTAAGAGACTTCTCTGGATTACATAAGAGTATATTAGTGTATCCCTCATCTATCGGTTTAAAGATTTGTCCTGCTTCACAAGCTAATACAGCTTCTCTAACAAATGCTAGATCCTCTTGATTAATTGTCATTATTCTTACCTCTCTATAAGTTTATTTAGTAAAAGCCTCTAATGCTACGTGTGCTAATAGGTAGCTACCTTCATCAGAGTCTTTAAATTGTTCACTATCTACAGACCTATAGCTGATCTCTAGGATAGTATCCCTGTTCTCTCTATACCACTCTATGACCTTGCTAGGAGCTTTCTTAAAGCCTCTCTCGTTAGGCTGAAAGGCTAGGTAGAGTAAATCCATAGCTAACTGGGTATTTGAGATCAGATAGTCTTTCTTGTCTCTTTTTAGCTTGGACTCTATAACTCTACCTTTGACAGCTACCTCTGCCTCGTGAGATGAATAAGGTACTAAGAGGTCATATAGACCCCAGCGTATCTTATTGACCATCTCAGTGGTCTCTTTGTCGATGTATAACTCGTCTATGTCATCATCAACTAACATACCGTAGCAAGCACTCAGTAATGCAGCTACTCTTATCTCCCCTTGACTAAGCATTGGTAATCCTTTGGTAGTTAGCCTTATACCACTTAGCCATAGCTTCAGGACTCTTATCCTTGATCCATTTGCCTATAGCTGGATCATAGCTACCAGTTCTAGAGCTAATCTCTTTGATAGTTTCGTCCATACATAAGGATAGAGCATAATCCTCTTGTATAGCTAATAGATTACAAATATGGTAGATATTGCATACACATCTACTCTCCCAGTTTCTGCCATACTTACCTACTTCGTGTAAGAGTATTCTTAGTAATGCTTCTCTAGGAGTATTTCTAGTGATATTTAGCACTGTAGGACAGTATCTATACTCTTCTAGAGCATTTACAGTGAATACTACGATATCACATAAGGCATCTATGTAGCCATTACTATCGTTAGCTCTCATAGCTACTGATAGTTCTCCTAGCTCTTCTAATATGTTAGAGTAGTAACCTACTCTCTGATGATCTAACTCTAAGTGTCTTTCTGCCTTCCAAGCTTGTAGCTCTGTGAATATTTGGTGTATATCTGTACTAGTATTCATAGGAGTATCTCTCCTATGAGATTATTATCTTTATATATGTTGATGGCAGCATAATCTACACTACCCTCATCATCGTAGACTATATTAGGCTCTATGTTATCCCATAGAATGCACACAGGGTTATTCTCTGTGCGTATAACTTTACCTGGTTTACCATAGATGTAAACATCATTTACCTTAAGCTGTAAGCTACCATCACCTGCCTCAGTGAGTTTAAGCTCCCTGAGTATATTGTTATGTTGTAATAGTTCACTATAAAGCGTAATTAGATTATTAAACATTGTTATTTACCTCTCTTTATGTTTAGATTGTTCTATTAGTTTCCATACTACCCTTAGCTTCCTAGTGTAGTATTCAATAGCCTTGTCTTTAGGCAACTTTCTAACTGGCATACTCATATTCTTATGCTTCTCGTCATTGCTCTTAAAAGCTATGACATACTCTCCATAAGTATTCATAGCAATTTCTCCTCTAGCTTCTCTCTCCAGCTATCTGGATATCTTAGCCTTAGTTCTATATAGAAGCTAAAAGCTCTCTTATACTCGTAGTTCTTCCTAAAGTACTTATAGCAATTAACTAGATACCTATCGTCCATATCTGCTATGCAATACTTCATTCCTGCACTATTAGTATGATACTCATAGATATCGTTAGCTTTCTTAGCTTCTAGCTTTGCTTTCTTATTCTCTAGCTCATCTAAGTAATCTTCATATAGAGCTGCACCTATCTCCATATCATCACTAAACATTCCCATAGTATTCTCCTCAAAGTAAAAAAAAAATAAGAGTAGATAGGGATTACTCCCTACCTAATCTCCCAGCCTCTAATGAAGCTACATATCTTTGCTTATTCTCTCTAACTAATTGAGCTAATTTGCTTTCTGGCTTATTAGCTAAGGGATTTACCCCTATAGCTTCAAAGCATCTAACTAATGCTCTCTTGATTTTGTTATCTTTGCAGTTCTCACTAGCTACCCAGTTAATGGTAGCTAGGTTTCCATGTCTGATGGCTGTATATACACCGTCAATAACCTTGATCACTACAAGGTTGTGACTACCATAAGGGTTTCTAGCTAGAGCAACCCATAGCTCGCCTATTTGAGTAACTAGCTTACTAGTTACATCGTTATTGAAATTCTTATAATTAATTGTTGCTACCATTGTTTATCCTTTAGTTATTTGATTTAGTTATTGTGTAAGAGCTTCTACAGCTTATCTAACGCTAAGACTACAGCTCAACTATTTACCACAAGATTGCCCGTAGGGCATTAGTATCTACTGATAACCTAATACCCCTTAACTTCTAGCATATATAGTAGCCATCAGTATTGTTTCTGATAGCTTCGTATACTGCTGGATCATATTCAGGCACCTTAAACTCAGCATCAGGCTGTATCTGAGATAGGATACTATTGAGAATATCCTCTTTATACAACCTAGCTAGGCACTTACGATAGGCTTCTCTGAGTGCATCGCAATGCTCTGCATGCACACCGAAGCTATCGTGGATAGGAGATACTTGAATGCCTTGATCATTTAGTATCTCAACTACCCAACGCATTAGTAGGCTATCAACTGAGTGTACCAGATTAGGACAAAGAGATCTGTGTGGCTCATTAGAAGCCTTATTGACATCACAGACTACTGTCATAGTAGCTGTACCACCTTTCATCTCCTTGATCTCAACTCTCTTCTTGTCTTGAACCATTACAGGACAATAGGCATAGTGTCCGTCTGGTAGATACCAAGCATTGTATAGTTTAGTATCTGACCATAGAGAGTTGATGTAGCCTTTTAGTTCTACTGCACCTTTGGCTGATATAGCCATAACGTCGTAGAACACCTTTAATTCTCTGCTATCCTCTCCAAAGTAGGCTTTAGGGTTAGCTTCAGAATTGTAATACATTTGTGTTCACGTAAGGTCGTTATTCTTACGCCGTTCTCTGATGAACTGCTGTATATTCCTATACAGATCGGACTATCTCTTCATCCTGATATTACTCAGGAGCTATGCACTTCGAGCTACTTAGCTCTACTCTACTAGGTTATTCCTCTAGTTTAACTAGAGTATCCGTTCGATAGTCTCTACACTTTTCTAAAATACGTTTACACATACTAACTAATGTTTCTATAGGCATTTCGCCTTTAGCTCTATTAGCTGCCCAACAAGACCACTTAACGTTTCCTTTAACATATCCCAATTCGGGTTTTATCTTATCGATAGATAGGTTATTAAACTCAAGCTTCTTAGCAACCATAGGTATATCTGTGAGATAACAGAGACCTTTCTGTTCTTTCCAGAGTTGATACATATAATCTGCATCGATTGTAAACTTTCGTTCAGGATAACGTTTATTGTTTGTCCTTGCTTCAGATACCTTTGCTCGGATAGCTGACATTACTGCTCTATCTTCTAAAGGGATTCTCTTTAGCTTCCCATCTGTTCGCTCCTTACGATACTTCTTCCAAAGATCTGGATGAGCATCTCGATAAGCCTTCTGTAGCTTAGAATGACATTCTTTACAGTATGGGTGGTATCTGACACCTTTTGTAAAAGATACAACATTTCTGTAATTAGAAGATCTAGCTTTAGAAGCAACTGCGAACATTTCTTGCGGTTTCTCTTGTTGACATATAGTGCATATAGGCATATATTCTTCTTATGGTATACTTATTGTAGAGTACATTCTACACACACTATTATGATATATTTTAGACTTAGCACGGTATTGTCTGTTCTAGATTTTTACCGTTTTCACATAGTTTTCTTTAGCTTGTTACCAAGCTTACCTCCAATTACGTTTAAAGGTCATAATCGAAGCCTTAATGTCCTTTCTAATATTCTTGAAGCTAGGTGTTTCTCCCCATAGCTTACTATCCCTAGTTTGATCATAGATAGCTTGAGCTACCTCAGTGTAGAAATCCCTTCTAGCACTGCTACCTATGACATTGAACCTCTCCATACCATCTATGTCTCTAGTCATAACTGACATCAGTTGAGGTCCTGATGTAGCTGCATCTAGCCTAACTATGTGGTTAGACTTACCAGTAGCTAGAGAGTCTCTGTATGCTAAGAGTGCTGACTTAGCTAATAGTGGATCATCAGCTTTAGCACTCCAAGCACCTATGTCTGCTAACATATCAGTGATATGTTCATCAACATAGGCTACTCTCTCGTCCCACGTTAGCTTATCTAACCCAAAGGCATTGGCTATATCTACCTTAAGCCAATACCAACCTCTATCAGTTAGCTCTACCTCTTTAGAGAAGCTAAGGCAAGCTTTATGAAACTCATTAGCCTGCACATTCACGTGATACCCACGTGAATACACTCTGCCTCTCTTATCGTAAGCCCACTTAAAGTAGAAAGGCTTATTAGCTAGTTCAGCCTTAACTATCTCGCATTGTTCGAGATAGTTATCCCAGTCCTCTTGCCTGACACCTTCTGGCTTCTCTTCAATCTCCTTAGCTATGTCAGTCAGCTTATAGCCAACTGTGCTAAGGATAGCTAACACAGACATATTGATCCCTTCATTATGTCTGTTCTCTCTATGCCCTAAGAGAACCCTGCTAGCATCCTTGCTATAGCTAGGGATAGCTAGTTCAGGCATAGGATAGAACTCTAATGCCTGCAAGCTAAGCACCTCACTTAACCTATCTAAATGGCAATGTACCATAAAGGTATTGCCTTGACCATAGACAGGTCTTTCAATACTGAAACCTAAGCCATCGCAGATGCTAAGTATCTCAGCACCAGTCTTGATGGCTAACAAGGTTTCATCCTCTAAGAATGATCCCAGACGTGCAGAACAAGTCTGCAATGTCTCAGGATTGTTGGAAGCTACACTGAGCAATACCCACAAAGGTATGTCTTCTAAGTATGCTTCAACTTTAGCTAGACGAATATCTTTCGACTCGTAGGTTTTACCCCACAAGCCTAGACGATAATCATTTAGCCATTGAGATACTCTTAAGTGTATCTCAGAGAGTAGAGGCTCATAATGAACCTCTATATCCATACGTAAATCTACCATTTATACTCCTTAGAGTTTAAGTAGAGTTGGTCTGTTACTGTTAAAAGCAACAGACAACAGAGACAGAGACAGCTACTGAGGACAGTAACAGAGTGAAGTTATTGATGATAGTAACAGAGCAAGGTCTGTCTATAATTGGTCTGTCTATAATTGGTCTTTCTTACGATGTCTAGTTTGTGTCGAGAAAAGAAAAAGAGAGACAATATGTCTCTCTTATAGTTAGGCTATACGTAAGTTGTCGATACTCATAGATTTAAATCCACTTGGCACTTTGATGTACACGTGTTCTATGTCTGTAGTCGCTAGCTTCTGTAGCTCATCGTATGCCTCTTCTGCCGTTACACATCTAATCATCTTGTGTCCTTTGGCAACAAGATTATAGAAACCTCTGTTCGCAGGTATAAAGTTTAAGCTACGCTCAACTTTATCCCCATTCATTTCTAAAACACTGATTTGCATTTAATTCTCCTTGTGAGTAAAATATTTCACTTTCCTCATTGGTCTATCTGTCAGTGTAAGGTTATACGTCCATTTGAGAGTAGAGAGAGAAAAAGAAAAAGAAATATGTAAGAGAGCTTATGCTCTCTTACCTTTCTGAGCAGAGGTATCTTTAACCTCTACTTCAAGCAATTCAGCTAACTCTATTGCTGAGTTAGCAGCTATTGTTCCTAGAGCTTCTTTAACTTCGATGCTCTTACCTTGTTGTCTCAAACCTCTCTTTGCGAATATCACAAAGACTGCAATGGCAATAACCCATTCCATAATGATCTCCTTTAATAAAGTATTTCACTTTCCCCACTCTAAAGCATTCTTTTACAGAATGCATCTCAGACATACCGGGGGGTATTCTGAGAAATGATCACTGGTCTAGTAAGTACTGCCATCTCAATAATTTATAACTTTTGCCCTAATGTTTTGCACTGGTCTAGTAAGTACCGC